TCCGATCTTTTGTTCAGCGCATCAGGGTAAATCGGATTGGCAATTTTGGGGCCATTACCGAATTGGAATTGTCACAGGAAAATTTGAGTGGAGGGTCTTATTCCTGACGAAAAATTTATCACCGAAATAGAGACCATTTTTAGGGATATAGTAGAGTTGGGGGCCAAACGAGAATATACTCGTTTAGCGCCTAATCTGTTGGTTCGGAATCCGTCACCGGCCGGGCAGCCTAATTTTATCTTGGTCAAGGATGACCGGGACGGGGATAACATTTTGGCGCTTAAAGTACCTGGTATCGTTTATAATACTAACGATTTGGTCAATGTGTTATTTTATCGGGGTGGTGAGGCCATTGCGTTCCAGCAGGGTAGCGGGTCGTCGTCCAGTGGGATATGGGGTATTATACCGGCTACAACTACCGATATTTTTTATAATGCGGGTGATGTCTCTATTGGCAAAGCGAGCGCGCCGGATGCTCGTCTGGAATTGGTTGATAGTGCCCAAGTACAATTGAGACTGACGCACACTGACGCCACAAAATTTGCCGATCTGTCTGTAGACACCAATCACGATTTTACCATTAACCCGTCCTCAACTGGTCAAATTGTTTTGGCGGCGGTTGATGTTACCATGGAGGAGGATTTAATCCACGCTGGTGATACTGACACCAAGATAACATTTACCGATGATGATGTGGAGATTGCAGTCGGAGGATTATCTCTATTAAAGTTGACTGAGACCGCGCAGGATTTAATAACGCTTGGTCCGGGCAGTGGCGATGTTGATATCAATTTTAATGGGGATATGTTTCTGAGAGGGAGCGACGGGTATTTCGGAATCGGCAACGCAGCGCCAACAACGACGCTAGACGTGACGGGAACGGTGACCATAACGGATGATCTGGTTCACGCCGGCGATACTGATACCAAACTATCATTTACTGATGATGATGTGGAGATTACGGTTGGCGGGTTATCTCTATTAAAGCTGACCGAGACTGCACAAGATTTGATAACACTTGGTCCTGGTAGTGGCGATGTCGATATCAATTTTAATGGGGATATGTTTCTGAGAGGGAGCGACGGGTATTTCGGAATCGGTACGGCCGCACCTCTAGCCAGACTACACGGTTATGATACTATCGGGGGATTTATTCAGGGTTGGGTATACGACCTTGATGCTACGACCGTGACGATTGTGCCAAACGGTACAGGAGATTGTCTGTATAGATTGCACGCCGAGTATGTATTTAGAGCTAGTGGGGCGGCTACAGCCAGTGGCACGACCGATGTCAGCAATTCCGCCTTCGTCGATCTGGTTGTCGGTGGCAATACGGTCAGACTCAATGTCAATGCGGATGGGTCAATAGATGTGGCTCGTACCACGGGTGTGGCTACGATTAAAGTAATTTTTAATTTATTATGGTTATAGAGGGGTTGTAATGGCAAATTATGTAGACAGCGCAAATAAATATCGCCAGCGAATAGGGCAATTGCTGGAAGCTTATCAGGACCTGATTGGCATTAATGAGGAGTATGTGGCCATAGATGTCGGCTCAAACGTGATTGACACCGACTTTCCTGACATCACGGCGGCACAATTTACGTCCGGGGTGGGAGCAGCGCAGACAGTGATGGCCGCTATTACGGCCAATCATACCAATTTATACACGGTCAGTGATGGCAGTCAGCGATGAATGGTCAACAGGTGAATTTGGAGGAGATCGGCCAACGGTGGGGCGCGCTTTTGACACAGGCGTTCGCCCAGATCATCACGCTCGAAAAACAGTTGGCTCAGGAACGGGCAGAAAAAGCAATGCTACTTAAGAAATTGGGGAAATCTGAAAGTAGACTATCGCCTGAGATAGCAGAAGTACCTATCGAGTGGTAAATTGCTTAATAATTGAGCGGATGAGTTTTGACTTGTTTAGATTTCTAAACTCGTCCAATTGGCGCAACCACAAAAAAGCTATGGCGTAAGTGTAGTCTACTCGATAGCTTTTTTGTTGCGCCAGTTGAATTTTATCCCAAAGTTTGATCGAGATAAAATCAGGCTTTTGCTGATAATCGCCCGGCTCAAAACCTTTGCCTTGAGCCACAGCCATGATAGCATCTCGGACAAATGCAGATTGTTTTTCCCGTAATCTGTATTCATCCAAAATTTCTCGAACACTATTTGAATAATTGAAAGCGCCTATGATGGGTACGCTGAACATTTTGACCATAATTCCTCCATTTGTTTATATCCTCAATTATAATATTATTTATCTACTATGTCAAGTGCCTTAAAGTCGAACATTGCGACTTGACAAATGTTATAAATGAGATTATAATTAGTATTATAGTTTAATATTTAATTTACCGAAAGGAATTGATTTGATGGATAGTAAAGAGTTTTTAAGAAAAATGATTGAAGAAGGCAAAAAGCACAGCGCCGTGCAATCGGCGTTCGTGAATGTCGGCCGAATGACCATCCAGTTTGGTTACAGCGGTATGGTAACCGGACATCGGATGATCAGTTTATTTAAGCCGTTTGACGAGCCGGGGAATTCGGCCTACGTGGCTGAAGAAGTCAACGGCAGGATTGCCAAGCTCGGTGGTAAGGGCGAGGCAGTGTTGTGCATGTTAGTAAAGGTCCCGGAGGAATTCGCCCTTAATTCCAAGTGGGGTTATGAACGATTGATCTCGATCTTTGAAGAAGAAGATTGGGACCTTATTTTGAAGACTATTGATGACTTAGGCGCTACGATTGTAACGCCTTTTTGGTGTAAGTACGAGCTAGTCGATAGTCCGACGGCAGTGGCCAAGGGCGACAAAGGAAAGTACGCCAAGAAGAAGGATGGCGTCTTGACCGGGAAAATGGTGTTTCCCAAGATCGCTATCCCTACGGTGGTGTTTGCCAACGAGATGGACGCTCGTTCAGCGGCAGATGAGGCGACTACCGTGGCCGCGTCTAGTCAATGGAGTCAAACCGTGCTAGATAAGCATGGGCCGGGCGGTATCACCAAAGAGAATCAAGAGGAAATTGCCAACTGGTTCGCGTTGGCAATGAGCGGCGTGGCGTTTATGGAGGATGCTGCCTCTTATCCGTTGCCCATTCCGAGAACGCCGCCCGCCGTTAAGAAATACATTGCGGATATCTACCAGGCCGAGCCGGCCGACATAGATGTTGTAATTTCCTTAGAGGAGCAACGGACAACTACTCCCCCATTTTAAGGCCAGGTTATGATATATATTGACCCGTCTGAATTACGAATAACGTCCAATTTGCTTAAGTGTATTGGCAAATTGCAATATGTATCATTACCTGATTTAGAGGCCATAACCGGAGCTGATGTAATGATCAGTCCCGATTGTGGTCTCTCCTCTCCGGTTGTAAATCTACAATCGCACATAGACAGGGGGGCCAAATTGCTGCAATTAAAATTTGGTCACGACTTACCTTTGTCGATTGTGGACGGCCGGCTAAATGAGGCACTGTCAAGGATGTTGGCTACAGGCGCAATGTCTTGGCAGTGCCTTATGTTGCCTATTGGTCTATTTGGTTATGATGACATCAATGGTCGCGTTACCATCAACGGTCAATTAACCTATGGCGAACAGCCAATGTCGTGGTCTCAGATAGATCAAGCATTGGGGTTTTGGACTGACAGAGGAGGCGCTTTGGAATTCCCTCTGTCGTCAGGCAAATTGATTCCCGAACGTTTTAGCAATATCCAAAATAGGCTAAATCGCTATGCGGCCGGAGAGGATACACGGGTGCTGTGGCCTAAAGCACCTATATTTTTTGATGAGATCGAACCTACCAATCCCCATTTGAGAAAATGGAAAGTGGCTCAAAAATTGATCAGAGTCTATGACTTGAGACCACTACTTTGCTCTATTCCCGATGTCAGGATAGGCGAGACCAAAGCCACCGCCATTTGGGACTATATGGCGGCCAACGAGATCAGACAGGATTTAGGCGGCTTTTTGTCGCTCGTCAATTCGGGCAAGCTGATCAAAGTTCCGGGCATAGGCAAAAAGTTATTGGAGGATATCAGGTGGGGATTGTTTAAGACGCTCGATGAAAGGGGCGAACGTGGGAAAAAAGAACGCAGTACAAAAAAGAAAGTGCATCAGAAAAAGATCGTTTAGCAATCGTGAAGATGCAGTCAGGCAAATGAATTTTCACGTAGCAAAACATTTGCCGAACCGGAAAGTTAATGTCTATCTATGCGAATATTGTCATAGGTGGCATATTGGACACAGCCAAATGAACATGAGGACAAGATAATGGATTCTATATTATTACCAGAGTTTAAGGGTGTTATGTTTTTCAGTGGCTATAGAGGTAAGGGTAAAACCTACTTGGCCGCTCATGCCGAATGGCCGAAAAATATCGCCTTTTTTGATTTCGATGAGGGAAAAGGAGAGGGGCTGCATAAGCAGCTAAATTTTGGATACTATAAACCGGTTGAAGAAAATGAGCCACTGAAACGTGCCGACATGTTCTTTAGAGAAGTCGATGCGCTGAAATCTAATAAATATACTACAGCCATAATTGACAACATCCTGCCGTTGGAGAAAGCGCTCCAACTATCAGTATTTCGAGACGCCAAAAAATGGTCTCAGGTTTACGGTTATAGCGAGGCTGATATCTTAAAGGACAGTTATGGCAAAGCGCGCGGCATTGCCAATGATCTGATTGGCGACGCGATTACCAAACCCTTACACGCCAAGGGGATTAAACTAATTATCGTCACCTCTCATATCAAGGACAAATTTAACACGCCCGGCAAAATGGTTATTGATGGCCGGGATCGGTGGCAAACACTGTCAATCCTGACGTTGATTTTAATTGACGGCGATAACCCACCAGTGCCAAGTGCGATGGTACAGAAAGAACAACTGGGCAGTATATCGGTAAATGATACTGCCAATGTCGAAGCAATTATGCGCGGGGACGCGGCCAGTCATACAATTGTAAAACGTCTGCCACCACGCTTGCCAAAAGCTGATTGGCAATCTATCAGACGGTATATGTTCAATCCGGCAAATTTGATTGATCTGCCGGAGGGCGAAAAGCTCAAGTTAGCCGAAGCCGAACCGTTTGACGAACGTCTATCCAAAGAGCAAGTCGCCTATCAGCTTGAGGCGATCAAACGGGAAAACAGGGAGTTGGAGCAAACACGCGCACAGGAGATGATGATCAGGCAGGTACAGGCGAATCAGATCAAAGAGTATTTGGCTCAGTTTAATGGATTGCCGATGCCTGCCAAGGTTAATAAAGTCAAAGCTGCCATTGAAGCCGGAGAGTTGGCCTATGACGGCGAAATCACCATGAGCGATATTGCAAAATGGAGCGGATAAGATTGTCGTAAGCCTGGCAAAAAAGAGGGGCAAGAAATTGCCCCTCTTTTTTTTATGTTGCGACTTGACAAATATTATAAATAGGATTATAATTAGTATTATAGATAAGTTAGTAATTAGTTAGTTAAAGGAGCAATGAATGTCAAACTTAAGCAAGCGGGTAGAAAAAGCAAAAGGGTTGGTCTTTTCTCACAACCACTATGAGCCGGAAAGATATGGCACATGGGGGAGCAAGGGCGGTGATGGCTATGGTGAGAAGTACTATCATGTCACGCTAAGGCATGGTAGAGAGACTGTAGCTACTCCTGATGGTCAAAAAACTATCAGTGTTTTTACGGTGGATTGCCAGAAGAATACGGGCAAGCACACATTATGCGCTTGTCCCGGTAACGAAAAAACTGTTTGCTACCATGGGCTGGGTGCGATATACCAGTCATTTGCTCAAGCAAAGGTAAAAAAGTTGGTCTCATTTTTCGAGACCTATGAAAGTGCCTCGCGCATGGCTTTTGGTGGCAAGATTGCCAAGGTCAAGAGCGCGAACGGCAACGGCGTGGTCTGGTGTGTAGTTAAGGACTGGCCCGCTCGGATATTGTCCGTGCAAGAAAATATCAATTTGATGCGCGGGCCAGCGGACGATGAGGGGATAGATTGATGAAACGAACTATATGGCAAGAGATCGTCTTATTCTACCAATTTATGACCGGTCAGCATTACATTGTCCGAGAAAGAACAGTGCTGGTATGATACCTAATCAGTCCCAGAAGAAGGCCATAGAAGCGCAAATTAATACAGACTTGCGCGTATTGGCCGGGCCAGGGTCAGGCAAAACGTATGTGATTGAGCATCGTTTTGCTTATTTGGTTTCTCAGGGAATCAACCCTAATCAAATACTGGTCTGTACTTTCTCCAAAAATATGGCTGATGAAATGGGCAAGCGAATCCAAAGAACTTGCCCCCGGGCCAACTTGGAGTATATCAGTACCATCCATGCCTTTTGCTATCGAGTGCTATGTAAATGGTATGTCGATAGCCGATGGTATAACTGGAAAGTACCAAAAGATTGGGAGATTAAAAAGGCGATTGAGGAAATAATTTCACTTGTTTGGCGAGTGGGAGAAAGACCAAGCGCCTCAGAAACTTTTGACTACATCTGCCTGTCGAAGCATCATGGTTTGACCACGGATGACAGTTATCAGTTTTATATTGATTTACTAGGCCAGGAGCAGGGCGCTTGGCTATACGAGATCAGATCAAGGTTTGATGCTTGGCTGAATCGCAGTCAATATCTGACATTTGCCGATATGCTATTTTTGGTGGAGCAACGGTTAAAAAAAGATGGCGCATGGCGTCGCTTGCTCCAAAGTCGATTTAGCCACGTCATCATTGACGAGAGTCAGGATACCAGCTATCAGGCCATGCGTATCCTGGTGACGGTCAGCTTAGAGCCGGGATTAAATACAGTTTATGATTACGAGGTAACGGAATGACTTTATTTTGCGTAGGTGATACTGATCAATTGCTATATCGGTTCTCAGGCGCGAATCCGGAACTGTTGACCGGCGATATTGATCAATGGCTACCGGGGATTGAGACCATTAAACTTGAGGTTAATTATCGCTCTCAGGATGAAATTATAGCTGCCGGCCAAAAGCTGATCAGTTATAATTACTCTGATCAAGGAGGCCTTTACGCTCAAGAGTTCGCCAAAAATTTGAGCGGTGTTAAGGGGCCTGGTGGGGCGGTTACCTTTGCAATGCATGAGAGTGCAGACGACGAGGCGATAGCTGTCTGCACACAAGTCAACGAGTTGATTGCGGCAGATTACAAACCCGGTGACTTTTTTGTGGGGGCCAGAACCCGCGCACAGCTAGGGTACGTAGAGGGCCAGCTAGTCCGGGCCGGCATACCATTTATCAATATTGCCGGTGGAAGTTTTTGGCAAAGCAAGCATGTGACTGATGTTATTGGCTATCTCAGACTTGCGGTTAACCCGTCTGACAAAGATGCGCTTGAGCAAGTTTATAACATCCCAAGCGCGAATCATAAATACGCCTGGGATGACAAGAACGGCAAATTTAAGCGCGGTGATTATTGCGCCACTCGTTATCTTGGTAAAGAGTTTTTGGCCAAGATAAATTATAATTTTAACAATATTGGCAAGCTGTTGTCAAGCGGTGATGGATGGCGCTATCAAACCAAGGCCAAAGATTACGGCACAATTGGACCAACCAAAGCCCAAGATTTACAAGAGTTTGTCAGGCGATTACAAGACGCGATTATCAAAACCGATAGTGCCAGACAAGTTGTCAGGTTAATTATAGATAATTGCTATGAGAAATATTTAAGGCACTCGGATAATGTTGGAGATGAAGGTCTGGTTGACGCCAAGTTAGACGACTTGGCGACGGTGGAAGATTTGGCCGGTCGCTATACTGATGTCAACGAATTTTTGGCTTACGTGGCCGAGATGATTACGGCGGCTAAAAATGCTAAAGATAAGCAATGGGATGAATATCTGGTGTTGTCCACCTATCATCGGCTCAAGGGATTGGAGCGTCCTATTGTTTTTGGCCTGGGATGGTGTGAGGGGGAGAACTTGGTAACAGGCGATCCGGTTGGTCTGCTACCTCACACGTTCAGCCTTGTGCCGCCTCCAAATTTTGGCGTCTTGCCGGCCGGTGATCAAAATCCGGTAGAGGACGAACGGTGTATAGGCTTTGTCTGTATCAGTCGGGCTATCGAAAGATGCTACTTGAGTGGCGTAAAAACATATCGGACTTGGGCCTTACAACCAAGTCGATTTATCAATGAGATAGGATTAGAGATTGATGACAAAGAATAAAAATAAACCCTACCAATTGCCTCATCTGCTTGATCGTGCCCACCAGCAAGACGTAATGGATTGGATACTAAATAGCGACAAACAATATCTGATTTTATGCGCTCCAACCGGATTTGGCAAGAGTCCGTTGGCGGCGGCAGCGTCAATAGATTTTAGAGTATTGACTCTTGTTCTTCACAAGAGTTTGCAGTCCGCCAATTATCAAGACGCCTATAGCTTCGACATCCTATATGGCAAAGGGTCATATCCCTGTATTGATCGTAACAAAAAGAAATCTAAACTTTTGCCTCAATACACCGCCTTTGACTGCGGCAATCCTGAGTGTGATTGCCCCTATCAAACCCAGTTGTTACATTGTCTGGGTAGCAATCGGGTTTGTCTGAACTATGCGAAATTCTTGATGACAAATGATTTCGCGGAAATTCACAAGCCCGATTATTTGTTTTTGGACGAAGCACACAATATGCCAGATGTTACATTAGATTTTGTGGGCTGTACGTTGGATTGGGATAACGAATTTGCTCAGACGATTGGCAAAATTAAGCCTGAGCCGAGCAGATTAAATTATGCGGAAGCCATAAATATCTTCCGCCAATACGCCAGGGCTGTGGAGCGCAACAAGCCTGATCAATCGCCAGACCTTAAGCGGTGGCGCAAGTGGAAGCGATTACATCAAAAGTTGATGGTTACCAATCAGATCATCAGCAAAGGTAATCTGGAAGATTGGTATTATGAGGCCAATGATAAAACCTTGGTCATCAAACCACTGACTGCCAAATATGATTTCAAACGATTGTTTGGTAAGGCCGATAAAATCATTTTGATGTCGGCCACGATCAAACCAACCATTGCGGAGCGGTTGGGTATCGAGCCTGATGAATATGAGTATATGACCGTGCCTGGCGCATGGCCTATTCCGACGCGTCTGATCTATGATCTAAAAGCGCCGGCAATAAACTGGAAATCGAGCGAGGCGGACAAACAAAGACAGGCAGAATTGATAGCTCAGGTATTGAGGCCCGACAAGAGCGGCGTCATCCATACGATGAGTAAATACCAGGCTATCGAACTAGAACAGCGTCTAAAATCATGGCAGGATCGTACAGGTCAATTGCAATTTTTGACCTATATTCCCGCCATTGGTGTAGGGACCGAAAAACAACTTGAGCAATGGTATCAGATCAGACGACCGGGCACTTATTGTATTAGCTGGTCATTTCATGAGGGTGTCGATTTGGGGTTAGACGATATCAACATAATGGCCAAGACGCCTTACACCTCAATCGCGCCGGGCTATGAGGAGGCCAAGAAGGATTATGACCCGGCCTGGTATCTGGAAAAAACCGCTATGACGATGGAGCAGTTGTTCGGCCGACATCAGCGAGGGCAAGCGGAACATTATCGCAGTGGTAAAATGGCTTATATTGCTGATAGTAGTTGGCACAGGATAAAGACACATTTAAGTGCCGATTTTTTAGGGAGAATTAGAAACTTATGACCAGAGATCAAGCCATCAAAATTTTGGATAGGGCGCTGGAAGATTATCGGCAACGCCTGTCCTGGGATGCGAACCTTTATCGTAAGGGGGTTGATACGGCTCAGGGCAAGCGAGCGGCTGATAAGCTGGACGAATTAAACAGGGCATTAGAGTTGTTGATTGGCCCAATACAATTGAGTTTATTGGAGGATGGATGATTTGTCTGATATGTGGAAAAGCGAAAGCTCGTGTCAAGGGGCGCTGTGGCACTTGTTATATTTATCTGAGACGCCGAGGTGAGGATCGCCCCAAACACTTGTTTGATTTTTCGTCAAGCAAAAAAATTGTCTGCTCAAATTGCGGGCAATTGATCGAACACTATCGGCCCCGACTGGGCTTATGTTGGGCCTGTTACAATTACCAGCAGAGGACTGGTAACGCCAGGCCAAAGCGAAAATCTATTATACCGCGTAAGCCAATTATACCGATTGGCGAACGTCATTGCGCTTGCGGAAAAGTGGCCGTAAAATCTATCTGTGTTAGCGACAATTGGCGGCGGCGATATGTCTGTAGTGATTGTTTTGAGCAATATCGCCATCAGGCTGATTTAGGTGACATTGAGATATTATCATGAAAATAGATTTTGATGATAATGGTCATCCTCGCGCATTGCTAGTTTCAGTCAGTATACCCGACCAGGCGGATAGCGGCGGGAAATTTAACTGTGTTTTTATTCCGATCGAGCAGCTTATTGCATTGCGCCATGTTGACCGGTTGCTGGTTGGACATCCATGGCTGGATGTGCCGGCAGACCAGATAATAAACTATAAGTTGCCTCGATCTGATGTTAGACGCTTGCGGCGATATGTAGCCAACGGAAAATATATTGCTATGAGCGCGGCAGGTGATAGAGGTAAATTGTCAAGGGGGGTCAGACTGGACAGAGGCGGGGAGGTGATAGTTAGTTATATGTTTAGCTGGCGCGATCCGGTTAAATATATATCACCGGAAGATATAGCATGGCTCAGGATAATTGAGGAAGAGAGTCATCGCTATGCGGAAATGTTCTGGGCGGCTGTCGCTATGGGGGAGCTTTTCAAAAGTTTACACGCAAAAATCAAAAAACCTAAAAAATTGTTAGCCAAAAAGAAACGGCGACAATCATTAATTAATAAGGAGCATTATGTATAGTAACACTGATATACTGGCAGCAATGGCAGCCGGGCATATTACCATCGACAAATTCGACCTTGACCAACTGGGCACTAACAGCTATGATGTTCGGTTGGGCAATACATTTTTTGAGGTGTTTTGGGATAATGATGGGCCTTATTTTGTAGGGCCATACGTCTATCTCGAGGGAGAGCGGGTTAATATCCCTGTGGCCGGGACGTTGCTTGCGGTCACCCAGGAGCGTGTAGGCACTGGTGGCAAAGTGGTGGCCGAGCTGCGTAGTCGATCAACGACCAGACGCATAGACATTACGACCAACTGTGACGCCGGGCTAGGAGATATTGGCTACAACGATATGTGGACGATGGAACTAACATCGTTTGCGTCTCAGGGTCAACCGTTTTTGATCGTTGGTCAAATAGTTGCACAGATGGTATTTTACGAGTGCAAGAGCGAGCCAACACGGAGTTATAGCGGTCAGTATCAAGCGGACTGGCCGCTGAATATGATCCCAAGGCAGTACAGGCATAGAGTGAGATCACCCAAATGAACGAATTAAAGTTGAGAGCTAAAGCGATCAAATTGAGGAATAAAGGCCAACTGTTTGGCGAGATAGCCAAGGAGCTTGGAGTTAGCAAGACCATAGCGCGAAACTATGCGCTTGGATTACAGAGTGTCAGGCCAGATGCTGAGAGTCGGGAAAATGCCCCATTTGTTTGCGGGCAAGCATCTCCCAAACACGATGGCCTTTGTGACAGGGAAAGAGATCATCCCGGCATGCATTTGGCCAATGATCGACGTGGCAGATTAATTTGGTGGAGGAACTAATGCCAGCATGGAGAGAGGGCCGTATGGCCGGTCAGCGGGCCAGAAATAATGAGCAGGCCAATCGAGCCAGCTCAGGCGGGAAAAATGTCACCTTGCCGCAAGCCAAGGAGCGGTGGGCTAAACAGGTCTGTGTATATTGCGGCGAGTCCACCGGGCGCAGGGTTGGTTACCTGGCTCTTACTGGCCCGGTAGTGTTTTGTCGGCGACATACCAAACAATATGCTGCCGACAAAAAATGGGAGGCGATCAGGAAGGTGGAATTGGGATTATAAAATTGCCTCTTGACACTAAGGAGATAATATGATATAATAATTACAAGTTAGTAAGCAATAAAATATTTAACAGGGAGAATAAGATGTATAACAAAAGTGAAGTAACGATAACTGAAATGAAAAGTGGGGATTTAGGAATTAAGACCCCCTTTAACCGGCGATTTACTAACGAGCTGAAGGCGCTAGTTCCTTCGGCAAAGTGGCAAAATCCTTATTGGATTATCAAGCAATCCGGCCGAGAGCAAACTGAAGAGCTTTTGAGTAAGTATTATCCAGCTCAAGAAGCTCTTGAGCGGGTCAGGATTGAATGGAATTTAGATCGTGATGACCCCCAAATTGATGGGGTGTCACTGGCTAACATCGAACGGGACAATTGGGGCTGGAAGCGTAATTGCCCCTTTGATTTCAAAGTGATCGAACAAACTTTGGAAAGCGGCGGAAGTCGCAATAATCCGGGGTTATTTGGTCGTTTGATCATTGAGGTCTCTGTTCGGCCCGGCGCGATAGTCAGCCCGGCGGCAACGGTTACGGTGTTGGAAGCGGGCGAGCAGGTCAACCCGTTGGCCGGTTTTACGAACGAAGAGCTAATCGCTGAATTAGCTCGGCGCGGACTATAAAAATAATAAATTGGGAGGTGCAATGCTGGTACGACATAGGTCACTTGATCAAAATGGTGAATGGAGGATTTCATACCGGTTTAGCGGGCCGGAGTGCTGGTTCGTGTCTCCAGTGAGATCGAGCGCGGTCAATCCTGATTAACAAATAGCCCCATTACCCGACAGGCGTATATTTTATTATACGCCTGTTATTTTATTAAGGAGTTTATTATGATCGTAAAAACAAAACTAAGTATAAAGGCAACCAAATCCACTCGCCCGTTCCCCTTGGGCTATATTGACCGCCAGATTATTTGTATTGGGTCAATGGCTCTTGGCGTTGACGGATCAGGAGGACGAATAAGCCAAGAGCAAGCCATTGATTTGTTGATAGAGGCGGTCAAAAGTGGGGCCGCCAAGATCACGATTGAATTTAGAGATGTGTCAATCGAGTTAAAGGAGGAGTAAAATGGCAATTAACAGTAGTATCGAATGGACAAACGACACTTGGAATCCCTGGCAAGGGTGTACCAAGGTGTCGGCAGGTTGTAAAAATTGCTATATGTATCGGGACAAGCGGCGCTATGGCCAAAACCCGACCATAGTAGTACGCTCCAAGCCCGCCACGTTTAACGCCCCTCTCAAAAAACTAAAGGGACCATTGGTATTTACCTGTAGCTGGTCCGACTTCTTTATCGCTCAAGCTGATCCCTGGCGCGGCGAGGCTTGGGATATAATTCGCCAGACGCCACATCTGACCTATCAGATTTTGACCAAGCGACCGGAGAGGATTGTGTCTCACTTGCCCGCCGACTGGGGCAACGGTTGGCCCAACGTCTGGCTGGGGGTCAGCGTGGAGGACAACGAACAAATATTGAGGATGGATACTCTGAGACATATTCCCGCAGCATTACGATTCGTAAGTGCGGAACCGTTGTTAGAGATGGTTCGTCTTAACCTTGATGGATTTGGCTGGGTGATAAGTGGCGGGGAAAGTGGGCCAGATTATCGGCCGGCAAATACAAGTTGGTTTCTCCACCTCGCGTCTCAGTGTCAAAAAGCCAATGTGTCATTTTTCCACAAGCAGCACGGCGGCAGTAAAAAGCTTGGCAGCACCTGGGGCGGCCGGCTATTGAATGGTCAAATTTGGGACGAGATACCAAGCCATGGAGGATGAGATCAAAAAGTTTTGGCAGACCCTGACTGATTGCGGCCTCCTGATTGACCCACAAGAGGCTGAGATTTTAGCCCGCACCAATCGCGGTCGATATGGTAAATATGATCTTGGTGCGGTAGTAGCTATAGCTGCTACCAGAGCGGCCCACAAAAGAGACATTAGATACAGACTAAACGGACTGCGGTCCGCTTAGGTAAATACAGGAGATGTGATAAAATGAACTACATGGAGTATTTGCAGCGCATTAACTCAAAGTTTGAGAGGGGTCTGATAGATGGTCAGCGGGCGAATTACAAGCCTGGCTTGACTTATGGTAAGATCAGGTCGGCCTACGATGCCGGCTATCGAGAGGGGTTAAAGATCAGATCACTAAAAAAAATAGACGACTATCGTAGTCGTCCAACAGGAGAATAAAAAAAAGGAGAACCAGAGATTCTTGGCTGGTTCTCCTCATCTTAAGCCAATTTGATTTGATTGTCAAGTATAAGATTATTTTATAGATAACGGCATTTGGTATAAGATAATCTTATTTTGAGGAGTACGGACTGATGTGGTATAATTATCTCAACAGTTTAGTCCGTTTGGCAGCGGCAAATAGAAGTGAATCGGGAAGCAAGCTCCTTTACTATGGGGGTTGCTGGTTGTTTATCTACAATTACCCGGTTGATTGCAGAACAACTGCCAAACCAGCAATGCCCATAGCATAGGAGTTTTTTATTGCCTGTAAAGGACAAGTAGATGACAACAGTAAAGACAATGTTAGAGTGGATTAGTGCCGGCAAACTTCCGGGAACGCCGGGATATCCGGGATACAAAGCACCGGAAGCAAGTAGCATCGAACCAGAACAAGAGCAAGAACAAGAACCAACAAAACCATTTAGCAATAATATACAGGCGATGGTTAACGCCGGTGAGATTTGGGGCGGTTATCGACACCGGCAATCGGTCTGGAAGTTCCTGACCGCTGAAGAAAAAATGCAGTATTGCACTCATCAAAGCGGCTATACGCAGATAGCCAAAATGCCGGATGGTTCGATAGCTTACTATCCGCAATATTGCAATATATGTCCCAAGTGCCTGGCGGCAAACGTCAGACAGCTTAGGGAAAAAGTGGAAGGCAAGGTTAATCATATTGAAAACAAGATAGATGATGGCCAGTGGCGTAAGAAAACGCTGGCGGCCGGCGCTGAGGCAGACAGTTTCAAAAAGCGCGTCAATCGGAATCAAGACAAACGGCACATGGAATATGCCTTGCCCGGTAGCGATGACGCTTATGAGATATGGACTTACGTAGAAGACGAGCCTGGCAAGGATTTAGACGAGATTTATGGGCCAGTATCCGATCCGGGTGAAATCGACTTTGAGGCTGTCTACAATAACAATCGTCAGACTGGTAAAAAGTTTTCGTTTGGCAGTGGCTTGAGCAATAGCTCAGACGCTCCCAAAGATGAGGACACAATTCGCATTTTGATTCCCGGTATAATTGTGGCGGCCAAGGATGAGGATAAGGCCACAGACATTATAGACCAGACAAATTATTTGGAGCTGGCTGAGACGCCTGAGCATGCGGCGCTACTCTACCAATTCCAGATCAAATATATTGAGCAACACCTAAAAGCGGCCGGCATAGAGATCAAGGCGATCTATGCCAATTTTTACAACATAGCTCGTCAAAAACTGCTTGACGGCTGGAACGGCAATGTAAAATATTGGATGTCCGTAAAAGCCTCTATTAAAATAGGAGTAGAGGCATTTACGGACACGGTGGAGTATTTAATTGAGCCTGTGCGCATGATACACGAAGAATTGTCCGCAGCTTGACAATAAAGTCCGTTAGATTACAAAGCTTGGCTTTTGTGGTACAATAGCTCCATGTCTGTTGGTTAAGTTTGCACTTGGAGCGGTAATGGATGAGATATTAAAAAAATTATATGAGCAAGGACCGGAAGTGGCTTTACTGGCCATAATCCTGATAAAGCTGTTTGAATCTCAATTGGCCATTTTTGTACCTCAAGCTGTTAAAGATTATTTCGCTGAACGCGCCAAACTCAAAGCTGACCAGCAGGAGCATGAGCAATCTATTAGACAGTCCAAAGCCAATCTGGACCGCCTGAAAGAGATGTCCCAGTTATCCAGTCTGTCATTCACAGAAGAACAACTGACCCAAATGGCCTCGGAAACACAGACCCAGCTCGTAGAGGCAAATACTTTTATCAGGCAGCTTGTTAATGATAAGCTGGACATAATCTTGGAAAAACAAAACCGAATTCTGGAAAAACTCAGCTTACTGTTAATCGAGTTACGTAAGCGCAAATGTCAGGCTGACAGTGAGGATACACAGGTGATCAAATGATAAAATGGATATTGCGTCATCTAATGTGGCTGATCATCAGATTTATGTCTGCACTCCATGTTGATATAGATCATCTGGCCCACCACCTGATGACACTATCTAATAGGATTGACACCGCCAATCTGAGCGTCTGGAAACGGAATCTGATTAAAGCGCTTGAGTACTTACAGACCCTCAATGGTTGGCACAAAGACGAAAAATAGACTATAATATTTTTAGTGGTGTCGATCTTTTGATAGGAGATTGAGCTAACGAGCGATGCCACTCCCTCGGAGAGACTGCTTTATACGGCAAAGCAGTCTCTTTTTTTTGTTCTATTTCATTAGAACACTACATTAAAGTATCGTAAATATTGTTTTTGCCCTATTGACATTATTTACAGACTGGTTTATAATAGAGATAGAAATTGATTGATTGACTAAAAAATAGGAGAGTAAAAATGACTATAGATCAAGCAACAAAACTGATCAAAGAAAATAAAGAAGCCAGGCAATTGTTCGAAAAGGCTCTGTACTGGGAGCAAGAAGCGGCCAAGATTGATTACGTCAATAATGAAAACTGCACACAGCAAGACATAGATGATTTTAATACTGTCTGGTCAAACTTCCGGCATTATTTTGATCAGATTGGTTTTAACGGGGCAATCTACGAAGAGCTGAAAATTCGTCAATAACTTATCAGTCCTGAGCCAAGACATAAAACTGGCTCATTACTCAAACAGGAGAGTAAAAATGAAACAAAATAAATTACAAGAAACCATAGAGGGAGTTTATAAACTGGAAGTTTGGCGGGAAGACGGTAACGTATGGGTATCGTTTGACACGCATACATTTCCTCTGGAAATCGCTCTGGATTTTTGGAGCGATTTTGATAGAGTTATTTTTACGATCCAATGTCTGGTCCAGATGTTGGACGAAATTGATTGATTGACTTAACGAAACAGGAGAGTGAAAAATGAACGCAAGAATGAGAACAGAAATGACATACGGAGAGAAACTTTTGTTTGAGCTTAGAGAAAAGCAAGCAAAGGAAACTTTGGCTAAATTCGAGAAAGCAGAAAAGACAGGATTTCTGGCGGTCGGCAATGGCAAGGTTGTTCATCTTGCCACAGCGGACCAGAGTCATACATTGTGTGGAGCGGAAGGTGTAGGTTCCGCTCAGGTTCGCACGCAAATTTTGAATTTGCGGATTGTAACAGGTCCTGCGACCTGTAAACGTTGTATCGCAAATTGCAAATAGTTTGGTTCCAAATTTTAGTCGCTCAGAGATGGGCGACTGAGATGTGTGACTAAAGATAGTAAACAGGAGAGACTAAAATGGTTTGAATAACTCGGCCTGAGACTGTACGCGGCAAGTAAGGGGGAACCCTATTGCAATTACGGTTGCATAATGACTTGCTGAACGATACTAGGATTGGGCAGATAAAAGAGGGGTAAACGGTGGTTAGCCCTACCATCGAGAGGCGATAGCATAGGGGGAGCGGATGGTCTACATGGTATACCAAGACGCTCAAAGATTTGTCGGAGTTAAATTAAAACCATTAGCAGTTAGTTAGGGAAAAGAATGAAAGCGATAAGATGGCTGGGAGCGTTCAGAAAAAGCAGTAAGTCTCTTAACGAGAGTTTGGTATACGAACTCTCCCGGCCGGCTACTGATGAAGTAGCCGCCGAGCCACTTGATGACGAGCCGTCAGTAGTAGCCGCCAAAGTAGGGTTATTGATCGAGAAGGGCGCTATTAAAAAAGTTTTCAATGGTGACTGCTGGTCGGAATATGGAGATGATGGCCGTCTCTACAAGACCAGGAATCCCCGACGGGCCTGGTCAAACCATAGAGAGGTGTGGGCCTCTCCGCAGTATACGGGTATTGTTCTCAAGGGCAAGGACTTGCCCAAGAGGACAACAAAAACCATTATATGGGTAAGCGAACAGTATGGCTTGCCCATATATAAACTGGACAAAAAAGGCGAGATGAAGCAGATCGTCCTTTAGTCGCTCAGAGATGGGCGATTGGGATGTGAGATTAAACAATTTATGGCTCGTAAGGGCCAAAGGAGAACAATATGGAAAAAATTCATAAAAGTGATTTCCCGGCCGAATTTCGGTTGGATACAGATCATCCCGTGTTTGTCGCCCGCTTTGACAAATATATCAAGGTAAGCACTATCGCCCTCGTTGTAGCAGAATTACAAACTGGCATAAGACTGGTTTCATTACTTCTCCAAAACGTAAAACCAGCCACTCCGGACCAGTTTGACGATCTAGTTAGACGCAGAGTTTGTCTTTTGGAGGCTATAAACAATGTGGATACATCTTGTTACAGGATGTATATAGACCAGTTTACCAACGTGGAAGCTGCTCTAAACGCTTGCGAGTTCCCCGATGCGCAAGTGATCAGTTTTGTCAAAACCGGAGGGGGACATGACGAAGACCCTGTTCGTAGTGTACTTGTCATAAAGGTGTAGCGTTTAATCACAAATTTTAGTCGCTCATCCCCTGAGCGACTGAGATATGTGGTTAAATTATTAGTGCCCCGTAAGGGCCAAAGGAAAACAAGATGAATGATGAACATTTGAAGATTTTGAAATCAGGCGTCACCACTTGGAACGCCTGGCGGAAAGCGAACCCGGATATTATTCCGGATTTGAGTATGGCCAATCTGGAAGGGGCCGATCTGGGCAACGTCAATTTGACTAGAGTCTGTCTGGCCTGGGCCAATCTACGCGGGGCCAATCTACGCGGCGCCAAATTGAATGGGGCCATTTTGGTCGGGGCTAATTTGCACGGCGCCAATTTGAGTGAGGCCAATTTGAGCGAGACCAATTTGGAAGGGGCCAATCTGAGGGAGGTTAATCTGGCCGAGGCCAAACTATATAGGGTCAATCTACGCAGGGCCAATTTAAGTGGGGCCAATTTAAGTGGGGCCAAGCTGACCGATGCTGATTTGTGCGAGGCCAATTTGAGCGATACTGATTTGAGATCGGCCTATCTGTATAGGGCCGATCTGGGCGAGGCCGATCTTGGCCGGGCCGACTTGACCAGAGCCAACTTGGGTAGGGCCAATTTGGTTGGGGCCAAGCTACACAGGGCCAAGCTACACAGGGCCAATCTGCGCAGGGCCAGCTTGAGCGAGGCCAATCTGCGCGAGGCCAACTTGAGCGAGGCCGATTTGAGTTGGGCCGATCTGGGCCAGGTTGACTTTAGTGCGGCCAAGTTAAGCGAGGTCAATTTGTACAAGGCCGATTTGAGCGGGGCCAACTTGAGTAATGCCGATTTAAGCGGAGCCGATTTGAGTGTAGTCAATTTTGTCGGGACAAACTTAAGCGGGGCTAATTTGACCGGCGTAAATTACTCTAATCAGACAATTTGGCCGGACGGGTTTACGTTAGTTTAGTGGCAAAATTATTTATGGCCCACAAGGGCCGAAGGGGAAGAAATGAACGTTGAACATTTGGAAAAATTGGAAGCGGGCATCACTACTTGGAACGCCTGGCGGCTAGAAAATTCGGGCGTTATCCCGGATTTGGCCGGGGCTGATCTGCGCGAGGTCGATCTGAGCGAGGTCGATCTGGAAGGGACTGATCTGATTGGGGCTAATCTACACAGGGCCAATCTGCGCAGGGCCGATCTGCGCGGGGCCAATTTGAATAAAGCCAATTTAACCTGGGCCAAATTGGAAGGAGCGGACCTGAGCTGGGCCAACCTTAGCAACGCTGATTTAAGTGGAGCCAATTTGGACGGTGCCAATTTGTACAGGGCTGATCTGCGCGGGGCCAATCTGCGTAGAGCCGACTTAAACGGGGCCAATTTGACCGGCGTAAATCATTCTACTCGGACAATTTGGCCAGATGGGTTCACGTTAGTTTAGCCTTAAAATTATTTATGGCCCATTAGGGTCAAAGGAATAAAGAATAATGAAAAAAATAGATAGGGCGCGCAAAGAGACTGAAAGTCTGGCCCGCTTTTTGGAAAAGCGAGAATGGATTAACGCAGACAAATTGCCTCTTGTCTTCGAGGAGGCAGCCGATACAATAGCGAAAATTGAATTTTTCGCTATTACTAATACGATAGCAAAACTGGAGAAATATTTAGCGGAGGCCCGTGGCTGGGCCGAAAATAAACAGACTGGCATGAATGGTCAACCACTCAGGATAAATAAAAAAGAACAGGAAAAAGCCAGAGCAGAAGCGAATAGGATTGAAAGAACTATCGCTAAACTCAGGGAGCTTATATGATATGGCAGCACAACCGTGAAAGAGGGCGTGGGCGTATACATCTAGTCACATCGGACGGCCGGTTGTTTTGTACTAATCGACAAATTGCCCAGCCTCTTTTGTGGTCTAAAATAGATCATGTCAATAGCATTTTTTTTAGAAATTGGGCTTGTAGAAAATGCTTGTCCAAGTATTTAATAGGTCCACAAGGGCCGAAGGAGCAAAATGAACACCGAACATTATAACGTTTTAAGGTCTGGCATAGGAGTTTGGAACGCCTGGCGACGGGCCAATCCACATATAGCCCCGGATTTGAGCGAGGCGGATTTGAGCGAGGTTGATCTGACCAGGGCTGATTTGCGTTGGGCCAAGTTGCACGGGGCCAATCTGAGCGAGGCCAATCTAGCTGACGCCAATCTGAGCGACACCGATCTTAGCTTCGCCAATCTTGATTTGGCCAAGCTACACAGGGCCAATCTGCGTAAGGCCGATTTGTTCAGGGCCAATCTACGCAGAGCCGATTTGAGCGAGGCCAATTTGTTCAGAGCCAACTTACACGGGGCCGATCTGCATGAAGCCATTTTACACAGGGCCATTTTGCACGAATCCAACCTTAGTGAGGCAGATTTGACCGGAGTTGATTTAAGCGAGGCTGGTATCAGGGCCAACTTAAAAAGGGCCGATTTGTACAAAGCTGATTTAAGCGAGGCTGACCTGAGTGGGGCTATTCTTATCGAGACCGATATAATTGAGACCAATTTGTACAAGGCAAATTTGAGTAAAGCGGAATTGTGTGGGGCTGATTTACGCAGAGCCGGATTGTCTGGCGCCGACTTGCACAAAGCCAACTTGTTTCAAGTCAACCTGACCGAGGCTGATTTGGGCGGGGCCAATCTAAGTGATGTTGACTTGGGCGGGGCCAACTTGAGTAATGCCAATCTAAACAGGGCCAATTTAAGCAGGGCCAATCTAACCGGGACGAACTTAAGCGGGGTTAAAGGTATCGTTGTCTCTCTTGATCAGCACGGGCATACACTGGTCAGTTGGCAGCATGGCGAGGCTGTAGGTTTTACGGCCGGCTGTCACTCTTTTGCTACCGCCAGAGAAGCGATAATTTACTGGGAAGTGGCCGACTGTTCGTATTTAGAATTCATAGATTTCCACCTTAAATGTTGGCTAGATTAAAATATCGTAAATAATGTCCTTGCCCTATTGACATTATTTACGATATGGTATATAATAGAACTAGAAGTTAATTATTATTAAACAGGTCACAAAATGAAACTTACCCCAAGTCAACTGAAGGCAATAGACGAGCAGAAACGGATTATTAAGCTGGTTCATCCAGATGCGGAATTCACGATCTGGAAACCAGCAAAAACAGATTTGACCAGACTGATTGCTGTCTGGCGGGCGAAAAACCCGTTAGGCAGAACCATAAGCCAGTCGCAGGCTTGGACAGTAGGAAAAAGGGGTAAACTGAGCGACATTGCGACAGCGGTGACGCGATGAATATTGATACAAAGGTGCGTTTTTTGCGATTCTGAGCATTGCCGCTTCGTTCGCCGTCATAACCCGCCTATTGGGATTATACGGCGCGGTTGGATTTATTTTGTTCGCAACCGTTTTGTTATTGGGCGTTTTTAGGGAGATACTGTGATCAAAAAGGGGGACATTCGCATAATAGCTCCCCGATTGGCCAGTCAATCAGTGAACTGTATCGTGACCAGCCCCCCATATTGGGGATTGCGCGATTATGGACATGCTGACCAAATTGGGCTTGAGCCAACGCCGGAAGCATACGTGCAAACAATGGTCGGCGTCTTTGGGGAATTGCATCGCGTACTGAGAGATGACGGCACGCTGTGGCTAAATCTGGGAGATACGTTTGTCGCCAAAAACCTTGTTGGCATCCCCTGGCGGGTGGCCCTGGCCTTGCAAGCGGATGGGTGGTATCTGCGGAGCGATATTATATGGAGTAAGCCCAATTGTATGCCGGAGAGCGTAACAGACCGCCCTACAAAAGCTCACGAATATTTATTTCTATTGAGCAAGACAGAATCGTATTACTACGACCAGGATGCGATCAGAGAGCCTAATTCAATGAATCGGCCCCGCAAAAATCGAAACAATTCGACTACCTTTAAGCGCAACGGCTCAAAGCGCGAACAAACAATACCGGGGCAAGGTTACGGCACCCATCGGCCGGATAGAAGCGATACGGACTACAATCCACTTGGCCGAAATAAACGGTCCGTATGGGAAGTCAGTCTGAGAGCCTATGGCGGTGCGCATTTCGCAGTCTTTCCGCCTGATTTAATCGAGCCGTGTATCCTGGCCGGTTGTCCTCCTGGGGGGATCGTGCTTGATCCATTTTTTGGCAGTGGCACAGTAGGACAGGTGGCCATAAAAACCGGTCGCAATTGGCTTGGAATTGAAATAAACTCGGATTATATCAAGCTGGCAGAGGAACGGATAAACGGTACCCAATTGCCTTTAATAGTACCCGGTTCTGAGGCGAACAAGCTGTGCTAAATCTGTAGAACGCCAGATTAAAATATCGTAAATATTGTCTTTTCCCTATTGACAATATTTACGAACTGGTATATAATATATTTATAAATAGATTGATTAACTGGCTCTAATGGGCCAAAGGAGAACAAGATGGATAACATAAGAAAAGAACAAGAAAAATTTATGGTTCGGCTGGAAAAAATCCTCACCCGAATGGGAGAGGATGACTTATTAGATTACCGGGCGAACGAGGCCGTTTGGATCGCCCAGTATGGGCCAGATGATCATCTGGCGATCCGGGCGAACGAGGCCGAAACCCGAGGCACGGGCCACTTCCATCATCTAAAATGGCGGAAGGACCGAGAAGAGCTACCGAAGGTTTAGCCCCAAGTTTTAGCCGCCCAGTCTTGGGCGGCTAAGATGTGAGACTAAATTATTAGCTGGCCCGTGATGGGCCAAAGGAGAACAAGATGGATAACATAAGATTAACAATGGTTTACAATCGGCAGATAAGCGATATGCCGGGATCGACCGGCACCATCCGTATTGTTTGCGGGCACTGTATTGACCAAGATCCAATTGCGACTCTTGGGTTCGATGTTGAATGTGAGCTTTTAGATGGTAGACCTTGGCGAGAAGTTGTTGCCAAGAAGTTGGGGGAAGACCCCAGGTGGCGGTATCGGCCCCATACAAACTGTCGGCACACCAAAGGGTTCGTTTAGCCCCAAGTTTTAGCCGCCCAAGACTGGGCGGCTAAGATGTGAGACTAAACAATTATCAGGCCCAAGCGGGCAGAAGGAGAATAAAATGAAAGTCGAAGAATGTATCAAGAATTTAATTGCCGACACAAGCGCCGGGGGGAAAGGGTACGCCAATGCGTGCCAATTGTGGAGGGGTTTTGGTGATATGGGCCAGCGACCCTACGGCTGGTGGCTAAAGCCGTTTGGAGAAACAGCCCGTTTTATTGGGCGAAGCTGGAAAGAGATCAAGGCCGATTGGTAATTTTGTGAGGGGGTTAATCTCCCCTCCTGCCCGGTAGCCTCAGAGCCAGGCAGAAGCGGGGATTACAACCGCTAATTAACAGGTCCATAAGGGCCGAAGGAAATAAAAATGGCAACGCAAAAACTAACTCGAAGGTCACGTAAATTTGGATGGGGATATTCATTTACTCCTATCCGAAACACCTGTGACATTACCCGGCCATCGAAGCCGGATTATGAAGGGACGGTTAGACAGGTATTAAATTGCATCTCGTCTGACCGTACATGGAACGCCAATCGGTCAGCGTTCTCAAGTGCGCAATTTTTCTTGGACGGAAAGCCTATTTATTTTATAAGCGAATTTGATCTTGACGATCTTTTGGACGGAAGGACTGACGAGATCGAAGTGGCCTATATAAAGGCCGAAGGAGAATAAGATGAACAAATTTGTAAAAATGAGTAGAGAAGAACGCCGTTCCACTCGTTTTAATGGGGACGAAATCCTGATCGGAGAGGTCGATGGTAACATTGTTACTGTCGGTCCAGACGCTGACGGGACAGGGACGGCGGTGTTTATTCAGATCGGATCATTGCCGGCCGTGAATTGTTTTGGGAACGAAACTGGTCGCTCCCTCTTGGAAGAATGGAGAGCCGGAAATCTGTGGGTAGAACAAGAGGGCTACCATAGAGGTAGTACGTTTGCGGGCATATAAGCCCAATTTCTAGGGGCATGCCATAGCAGCATGCTCCCCGCCGGCGCAGCGGGGACGTAAGCCATAGCCGTCCTGAGCAAGACGTTAAAAGGCTTCTCTAAACCACTGATACCCGGTCCCAAGTCCGGGATGTGAGAAGTGCGAGGGGATAAATTTAACTGGCCTGTGATGGGCCGAAGGAGAATGAAATGAACAGTGAACAGAAAAGACATGCGGAAGCGGTCGTGGCCCGCATAGATGGGGCCAACATTCTGCTGGTCGTCAGCGCGATCACAGATCAGTCGCCGGCTGGCGTCGTCGCAGCCCGCATAGTTGAGGCCGACATTCTGCTAGATCGACTGTTTTTACAGTCGATCAGAAGTATGTCTGGATCAGCAGACGGGACTCATCTGCGCTATGCTGATCTGAGCGGGGCCAGCAATTCCGGGAAATCTCGGATGGGCCGAAGGAGAATAAAATGACCGAGATGATTATTACAAGAAGCAAATCGGGATTACCCACCGTCACGGAATGTGGCGGGGGGATGAAAAACACCGGGTACGCTACGATTGTTTGTGGCGCAACCGGTAAGCGGTTAAAACCCCTTTTCGTCCCAAAAGGGCGCTCCAACGGAGATCACGCGATCTTCGTTGTGATACCCGGCGTCACCCACCTCGTAGGCGCTTCTGTCTCTCGCCAAAAAGAGATCGCTACTATAGAAAAGATTGTCGCCATAGATGAGGACGACAATCTTCTCACGGAGATTGTCGGCGAATATGAAAATGGGGATTATGGTAATGTCCCCAATAAATTCAAAGCGGCTGTTCAGGCCGCAATAAAGAAGGGGCAGTGTTACCACTGCCGAGAAGCGCATTACTTACAAGATTAAGTTTCGATTTAGTCCCAAGTTTCAGTCGCTCAACCCTGGGCGGCTGAGATGTGTGACTAAATCAATTGAAAGGATAAAAAATGCCGAGAATAGCGGGCAGTCCCAAAGGGTTTCTTTCCTCAAAAGAAACCCAAAAAATATTAAAGATGGGCCGGCAGGCGTTTTGGCAAGCTGGCCTAAGTGAGTTTTTGCAGTATTACAAAATTGGCCAAGTCCGCCTGTATGTCCAGGAGGACGTAATCAATATGCGTCATTATCTCATGATCCAACGGGGTCTGGCGGCGCTTGGTTTGATTACACCATCACCGCCTGCCCCGTTATTGCCGCCGGGAGAGACGGCAAAAGAGAAGCGCAACTATTTTGATGGTTGGCTAGTAGAGGACTTGTATAGCGTACCATGTCCTCAGTGTGATGGTATGGCGGTCACGAGTCCAGATGAAAACGGGCCAGTCTGGTGTGAGAAGTGCGGGATAAAAAAATGAATTATGAAATTTTATTAAAATCAGGCGCCGAAAATTGGAACGCCTGGCGGAAGAAAAATTATCAGATTATTCCTGACCTACGTGGGGCCAATTTGGTTGGGGCCAATCTGGAAGGGACTTATCTGATTGGGGTCAATCTGAGCGAGGCCAACTTGATTGAAGCTAATTTGTGTAGGTCTTATCTGGCTGAAGTGAATCTAAAAAAAGCCAGCTTGAAAAGAGCCGATTTGGCCGGAGCTTATTTGTATGGGGCCGATCTGAGCGAGGCCGACCTACGTGGGGCCAATTTGGTCGGGGCCGATCTGTATGGGGCCAACTTGAGTAAAACCGATCTGATTAGGGCCAATTTGCATGAGGCCGATCTGCATGGGTCCAATTTGCATGAGGCCAACCTGTACAAAGCCGATTTGGGCGAGGCTGATCTAACCGGGTCTAATCTAACAAATGCCAATCTATACGGGGCCAATCTGGAAAGGGCCAATTTGCATCTGACCAATTTGCCCATGGCCAATCTGATCGGGACCAATCTGGCCATGGCTGATCTGAGTAGTGCCAATCTGACCGCGGCCAAGCTGCACGAGGCCGATCTGTCCGGGGCTAACTTGAGCGGGGCCAAGATGGTCAGGGTTAAAGGCATTTTTTATACCTCCTTTGATTTACGGGGATGGACTTTGGTCAGTTGGCGACACAATGAAGTGGTGGGTTTTACGGCCGGTTGCTATTCTTTTACCACCCCGGATGAGGCAAGAGCCCATTGGGGAGCGCCCGGATATCCAGACAAGAATCGTGGCCAAATGTATCTGGAATGCATCGAATTCCACCTGGCTCGTTGGCAAGAGATTTAATCCCGGCTTTCAGTCGCTCATCCTCTGGGCGATTGAGATGTGAGATTAAATAGAACAAAACATTAAAATATCGTAAATAATTGTCTTATCCTATTGACAATATTTACGAACTGGTATACAATAGACTTATAAATAGATTATATTAGATTGAGGAGAGTAAAAGATGAAGATAAAAGAATTTACAAAAATGATAGAGAAGGCAATCGAGAAGCACAGGATCAACCAACAGTCGTCAGATGAATACGCTGAATATAGCTATTACGGTCTGAGATTTGAAAACAAAGACCGGGAAGTTGGCGAGATGTGCGGTAATTCTCATCACAATTTCGAGCGGGAAGATGAGAGGGAGTTTCCCGAATACGGAACTGATGAGTACGAAGAGATGATTGAGCTGGATGGCACATCAGCTTGGTACATCTCAGACGCTGGAAAATTTGACCGAAAGGTCTATACCGGCGAATGGCAAGAAGAAGATAGCACTCTGATGGTTGTCACAGACCATTGTTACATTATCGGTGGCCAAACGGAAGGCTCACACGACAGTCCTGATGCCGGGGAAATTCTAATTCAGGATGCAGTAGTAGTTGAAAAGTTATTCTAATCTCGAAACCGCCTTCGGGCGGTCAGCCGGAATTGGCCCACTGGCTCTGATGAGAGAGGCCATATAAACAAGGTCCGTAAGGGCCGAAGGAGATAGAATGAATAATTTTGATATGGAAATCTGGCTTGATGACTCGGATTTGGAAGAGCAATTGCGTCAACTTCAAGAGATCGAAGATGGCGCAGAGGATGTAGAGCATCCGGATACTCAATATTCGGATTATCCTTGGGCAGTTTAATTCCAGCTTTTAGTCGCTCAGGGATGGGCGACTGAGATGTGTGATTAAATTATTAAGGTCCGCAAGGGCCGAAGGAGAACAAGATGAAATATCAAATCGAAGTATCGAAAGTCCTTAAAGGACGAAAGACCAATACAGTCCGGCTCAAGCCAAGGCTGTCCATTGAAGATGTGGCTTATTGGCAGGAGCGAATCGCCTGGTTGCTTGACAAATCAGACGTGGTAACTTGCCGCGTCGCCAAGAATGAGGTGGTTAAATGACAATCACTATAGGCATTGCAATCAATCAAAAGACTTTTATTCTGTCTTATCGGCGCATCAAGAGTGCCAAGCCCTCTATTTTGGCGAGGCTTAAAAGTGCTATATCCGACTTGCTTGCAATGCCTATAGTACCATTACGTAGTTATGGAGTAGCTTGATGGCATTATTAATACCAGCCGGGTTAGACCTCGGCAATCGCAGTACTCAGATTCATCTACTCGGCAAAAGCGCGTCGATTCCGAGCGTGATTGGTTTTGACGCGCCAATCATTATCGGCGCCAAAGGCACCGAGGTTAAAGCTCAGGCCTTTAGTTTACTCTTTCGGGTAGATGACAAGGACCATCAACTTTGGTTTGGGCGTGACGTTCTGGCGTCTCAATCTATTTTACAAGAGATCGACGCCACCAAATATTCCAAGGTTACAATCCAGCGACTGTTTCAGGCTGTCTTATTCGAGTGGGCCAGCATACACAAGCAAGATTTAAGTACGCTTGGCAAACTCAACATAGTGGCTTCCATGCCGCCTGGGTTGTATCAAAAACCAGCCATTTTAAAGTTGGCCGAAAGCGCTTATCGGTCAGCGTTTAACACTGGCCAAAGCCATCAGAAAATACGACCCGTCAGCGGTGAAGCCATCCAAATTGTGACAAAGTTTGGTGGTCTGGTGCGCGAGGCGGTCCTATTTGGCCAAGACATTCCGCGCAAAAATGAACTAGTCTTAATAGTCGATCTTGGCGGTGGCACTACCGATTTCGCTCTATTCAACGGGTCTGACAAGCCACTGGATACCAAAACAGTCAACAACGGGTTACTCCACGTCTATCAGGATGTGGATTTTGTCAACCCGCAAAAAGTCGAACTTCGCATAATGAGCGATAGAAGCTATTTTCCAAATCAGCTTTTAGCTTATTATAACGGAATTAAGTTGATGATCAGTGCGGTTATCCGCAAGTTACCGCGCACACCCGATAAAATTTATCTGATCGGTGGCGGTGCTGCACTAATGCCCAAGCCAATTAGAGCCAGTTTTAAGCAGTTGGCGCGAGAAGTGATCATCAAAGATCAGTATGTTAATGCCATTTCAAACTGGAAGGAGGCGGGCAAAGGCGTATGAAACAGTTGAAATTTAGCTTGGACAATGAGGGAATAGACGCCGGGTTGTGGCAAAAAATTGAGGCCATTGCCGGCAACGGAAGTCTCAATGAAGCGGCTAAATTTTATCTGCGCCATTTGCATTACTGGTCCGAATCCGACCATGATCGGTCCGTAGATGGTCCAGATATGACCATAATCGGACCAGATTCCGGCAAAAATGAGCGCTTCGATTTGAGCGCTTTAGATAGTTTTAACTTAGATTCAGGAGAATAAAATGAAAGTTTCCTTGTGGTTATTGGCCTTAGTTTTGGCCTCTATTGTAATACCGATCTGGGCGCTGGTCCTTAATCCCGTGGGCCTGATCTTGATGGGCGTCCTTATCATCGTGGTCCTTATGTCTCACGGTTGGGGGAGGCAAACAGGGCAAAACTAACCTACCCCCTCCCCTCTTGCCCTGGCTGTCTTGTGACAAAGCGTAAAATTACGTAGTCACAGACAGTCACAGACAGTCACAACCAGACACATCGTGTCACAAACGGTCAGATAATTTTTCTATTATTTTTTAAGGAGAAGCTGTGAATATTATAAATTTATTGCTGCACGATATTACGATCACCGACGAGGGTGGTCACGTTGTAAAAGTGGTCCCGCGCTCGATGTTGGTAGCGCGATTGGATACGGATCGTCAACTGGCAAAGCCGTCAATTGGCGGTATCCTATTTTGGCACACCAAATATAGCATACCTTACTGCGCCAGGATAGACGCTAACGGCAAAGAGGCCGAGCGAGTGAACTTCCCGGAGCAAAGACCTGACACGATTTATATTGTCTCGGGTCTGTTTCGGACGAGCTATGAGCGGTCTGATCTCTGGCAACCCGGCGAATTGATCCGGGACGCTAATGGGAAACCTATTGGGTGCGTGGGGTTGAGTCAATGAAAGACATTTGGTCCGTTGAACCACCCGCTGCCAAATGGGGAACTTGTTCGGAAAAGATGTTGGTAGTTCGGCAATGTCATTATGCTGGCGCTGATTATGATCTTGCCTGGTACGATCACGAAACCGAGCAGTGGCGTAATAACTATGGACCTATCAAGGACGTTATTTCGTGGATGGTTCCGCCGAGTCATCCAAAAGTAGTGAGGTGAGAAAACTATGGAAGATTTTCATAGCTGTCCCAATTGCGAAAAATCAATTGAACTGGTTGAAGGTACAGCGACCTTTTGCCCTCATTGTAGTGTCAGACTTTATGATATGGACAAATTGCATACGGTGAAATTGATCAATCTGCCGGAAACAGAACTGTGTAGTTTGCTCTGTACAATTTGCGGGAACCCAATAGGTAGCGTAAGGCCAATAGGTCTTGCATGGGTGGATATCCGACCGGTCAGGATGTGCAATCGGTGTATCAATAAGTATGCTGGGGAGGAGGAATAACTTTGAAAGAAATTTATTACCCTTATGGGGTAATAGGGAAATCGGGGACTTTTTACGCTTGCGAGTACGGCGAGCATGTGTCCACGATGCTTGATTATAAAGAGGATGGCCCATTTGCCGAATGTAAACGGAATTATATCGCATTTGACAATTGGTATACAGTCGCTAGAGGCATACCTACTCGGCAACAGTTTGAGACTGCAATGGACTGGTGTACGTCTCAGGGTCTTAAGTTCGAGTGTGTCATTGACGGTCATGATGGGCCCTGGCAGTCATACCGAGCGTAACTATTAAAAGGATTAAACTGATGAAACCAAGTAGAATTGACAAGGATTTTTACGGCTGTCCCAAGTGTGGCTTTCCGCTCAATGTCCAAAATGACAATGAGCTGGAGTACACGGGCGGCTTAACCTGCGCTTGTGGAGTTTTTGTATCGTTACCTGACATCCCGGTTCCACCGAAGTCAAAATACAGAAAGTTTTACGAAACCAAATCTAAGGAGAGTTAACCGTGACAGAACAACAGCCGCAGTCTAAAAACCCAATACCGAAACCAGTCTATCAGGCCATTGCTGCGGCTGTTGTTGCTGGTGGTAGTTCGTTTGTTTTTGGCGTCCCTATCGAGTACGTTCCCCGTGTCGCTGTGGCCGGGATCGTCTACAGCGTCTTCCAATCTTACTCGGACATCCGCTATCAAGTATCGCCCAGAGTCAGACGGCCACGAGGCCGGCAAATCGCTGTCAACACCGTCAACGGTAGCCGCAAAATCGATATGGAGTATAGTGTTTCTCAAGGTGGTTATATAGTCCGGGAAACCTACGCTCAAGCCATTAAACGCTTTGTTTTCGGTAAGCCCCAGGCTGACAAGCGTCAACCTGAAATTAAAGTCAATAGACCAGAGGCACTTGATGATTTCATCTTTCGCTCTCACTATCAAGGCCAGGTGGTCGAATTGGCCGAGACACACGTTAGACTATTCTTGCAATCTGCCTGGCGCAACCGAGCGAACGGTAAGGGGCTAAGTCAAAGACGGTGGGTTAGGGAGCGATCACAGCGGCCGGCATGGTACCAAGAGTTGTCGCCTGTCTGGTACTACGGCATGAGTATGTTACTGTGGGATGCACAGAAGGCTTTGAAACGCCAACTGGTGATCGAAACGGGCTATCAGTGGTACGCCCTTAACGTTGAGCCAAGGCAGGCGATGGGATTGTTAAAGTGGTATGAGTCAATCAAGCGGCAATGAAAAACGATAGTGATACGCTACAGATATATTTTGCAGACATGAGGCAGATAGGAGGCGCTCTTTTATCGCTTGATGAGGAAATCCAACTGGCCAAACTAATAGAGGTGGGCGGTCTGGAAGGTGATCGGGCCAGAGCCAGTCTTATAGAAGCGAATCTACGTCTTGTGGTTAGTATCGCCAATAAATATTGGACGCCCGACATTCCCTTTGGTGACTTGATACAGGAGGGGAATATCGGGTTAATGATAGCTGTTGACAAATACGATTGGCGGCGGGGTGTATATTTTAGCACCTATGCCACCTGGTGGATTAGACAGGCTATCAGACAGGCTATTGCGATGCGATTCATGATACGCATCCCAACTCATATATGGGACAACACGATCAAGATAAAGCGGGCGATAGATTGTTATACCGGCGAATTACCATCAGTGATTGCAGCAAAGGCGGGTCTTAGTGAGGCCGAAGTTATTAAAGGGTTGGAATGTCTGAGACTGATGAGTGTATCATCTATAGATAATAACAATCTACATGCGCTTTTATCTGATGAGAGCCAAGAGGTTTACATTGAGGCGAATGAATTGAACAAGTTTATTTTGGACATCTTGGAGACTTTGGGCGAAAGGGAGGCCAAGATAGTAGAAATGCGTTATGGACTTAGGGACGGAATCCCCCATACCCTGGGAGAAATTGGAAAGGTGATGAGCCTGACTCTGGAACGTGTCAGACAAATTGAGAAAAAGGCGTTAGAAGAACTTCGACTTGACGTAAAATTAAAAAACTATTTAGGAGACAAAAATGACTAATAAGATCGTAGTGTACGTACCGAAAGAATTGGCAAACCGTACTACCCAAGAGAAGGCGGTTCAGGCGCTTGAACTGCTTTGCGGGAAGCAGATATCTGACGATATTTATGAAACGGGTAGAGTAGACTGGTTTATCAAAACAGAATTATATCGTCTTGGTTTAAGACGAAAGGGCGGAAACGAATGAGTGCTTTTGTGAGAGTTGCAGACAAGTTACGCGATAGTAAATTTATTATCCCGATTACCCTGGCAGTTATGTTGGGGATAATTATCAGTGCTTTTGCCTTTTACGAGGATTATCAATCTTCATTACATGGTTATGAGATGTTGCCTACTCGGAAATCAGGCGAGGAAGTGATACAGATGATTGCCTTGCTCCCTCAAGTGGGCCAGATTATCTTCTTCTACCTGTTCGGGAATAGCGTGGAGGTGTTGCCAAATGGCAGACGGCGCATCAATTACATCTACTTTATTGTCGCTTCTTTTTTGCTCTTTTTTGATTTGGGGACTGACATGTATTACAAAGCTTCGGGCGCTTTTTGGCCTGTCTGGATTATTGCTTTCGTAGAGTCTATCACCGTCTTTACCATTGGCAGCGAGATGCTCCTAACCGCCTCACTGGGTCTTTTCTTTGAGTTGGCCCCGGAAGCGATCAAGCAACTGGGCCAGTTTTTTGGAGCGTTTTTGGGTGAGGATGAGGACGCTCCGACCATTGCGTCACGGAGGTAAAATGAACACCGAACATTTGGAAACCTTAAAAGCGGGCGTCGCTACTTGGAACAATTGGCGGATGAAACACCGAGAAGTTATCCCGGACTTGGCCGGGGCCAATCTGGTTGGGGCCAATCTGGACGGGGCCGACTTGTGTGCGGCCGACTTGTGTGCGGCCGACTTGCGCGGGGCTAACCTGACCAGGGCCAAGCTGGTTGGGGCCAAGCTGCACGAGGCCGATCTGTCCGGGGCCGACTTGAGCGTGGCCAATCTACACAGGGCCTATCTGCGCGGGGCTAATTTGAGTGGGGCTAACCTGAACCAAGCCGATCTGCGTGGGGCCAATCTGGTCAGGGCCAATTTGGCCCAAGCCAATCTGATCAGGGCCAAGTTTGGTGGGGCCAACCTGAACGGGGCCAAGCTGCGCCAGGCCGATTTGAGCGGGACCGACTTGACCAAGGCCGATTTACATCAAGCCGACCTAAGCAGCGCTAACCTGCGCGGGGCCAATCTAATTGCGGCCGGCTTGACCGGTGCTAACCTGCACGAGGCCAAGCTGAATGGGGCCAATTTGAGTGACGCCAATTTGGACTGGGCCAAGCTGGACGGGGCCGACTTGACCGGGGCCAGTCACGATGACCAAACAATTTGGCCGGACGGGTTCACGCCCGCCGTTTAATCTCAAGTTTCAGCCGTTCAGGGATGGGCGGCTGAGATGTGTGACGGGGAGGGCCGACTAAATAAAAAAATGAAAGTGAGGCTGATATGAGCATAAGTATAAGGGCAAGTCGGATACAGCGGAAGCGAACAAGAGGATGGAGGATGCCAGAGGGGGCGATCTATGTTGGACGCCCTGGCAAGTGGGGCAATCCTTTTGCGGCTAAAGATGTTGGCGGTCGCGCCGCGGCAGTCGAATTGTATGAGGACTGGCTGCTAAATGAAATTGAAATTGTTCCCGGAAACTTGGAGGAGATCAGGGCCGAATTGAGAGGCAAAACTCTGGCTTGCTGGTGTCCATTGGACCAGCCATGCCACGCAGATGTGTTGCTCAGAATAGCCAATGCCGAGGCCGATTTGACCGAGGAGGAGAGTAATGTCTGATTTATTAGATCAAAGAGTGCAGAAAGTCAGGCGGATTCTGGAATTACAGAGTCAGATTGCGACTCTGCAAGAAATTATCAAAGAGAAGCAGGCCGAGGTTGAAAGAATCGAGGCCGAGATAAAGGCCAATAATTTAATCCCGCCATTATCCGATCAGGAGGATGATGAGAGTTTTATTTTGTACGGGATGGAGTGCCCGGCTTGCGGCGAGTGGGATTGCACAAACCGGGATTGTATTGATAGTTTGACTGACTTGGCTCAGGCTAGATGAAGCGAACCGGATCAATAAGATTATCTTATATCAAATGTCGTTATCTATAAGATAATCTTATTTTAAGGCTTATCGTTATTGATAAGCCATTCGATATATGCCGCCAGGCTCAGACTACGCCTGGCGGCATTTTTTTGCATTTTCAATATTGCTTCTTGGTCCAATCGAGTGGCCCATTGCTTTTTAACCCGATCCTTGGCCGCGTTTCTATTCCCTTTCGGTGCCGCCATCGTTTGTCCTTTCGAGCAGTTTTGTGACTTGCTCAGGTCTGACGAATTAGACTAATGCTTTTTGATCACCCTTTGCTTTTTGGTCACCTTGGTTATCGTATGATTTAGTTCCATAAGCTGATCTGATATCCTCGTAATTATACTTGCTGCGTCGCCGATACTTTGGGCCATTGTGCCAGGCCCAGCGCTGATGTTTTCGCGAAAATTGCATCTTTAGGATTTTGCCAAGCACATCTTTGTGCTGGTAGGTCTCGCCCCCAACCCATATCCAAGTACCGACCAATTCCAGTTCAATACCATCCAGGTGATGGCTCAGGATTTCGGCTATCTTGTCTATAATGGCCTGTTCAACTTCTTGGTTGTAGACATAAGTGTGATCTTTTCCATCGCTACCTTTGCTGGTTTGACCGTTACACTGGGCCAAGGCTTCTTGGTATTCTGTATTAATTACTTGCATCGTGGCCGTCTCTCCGCCGATGTCAGGGTGATGGAGTTTGGCCAATCTATGATACTCTACTTTGATTTGTGCTACGGTATTAAATCTGTTAAAATACATTATATCCTCTTTTTGTTTTGGATGATTGGCCCCCCTGCTTGGCGGTTTGGGGGGCCATCTTCATTTAGATTTTGGTTTGTATGGCGATCTGCTTGTTTAGCCAGTTTATAGCGCCTTGGAAAGTTTTATACTCCTTGTTGCTATACGTGGTCAACTTGTGGCCTTTGCGTTCTGGGCGCTTGTGAAGATCGTGTTCGATCTGGCCTTTGAAGCCATTTTCGCTTTTCACTACTGCATAGGTCATCGTTCCGTATCTTGTTTCTAAAGTCTTGTGAATGTTAGTCATCTTGTTCTCGTGTTATAGATTAACTACTTAACTTCTTTTCCATTTCTTCTCGTCCAAGCCGGGCAATTTTCTTGTCCGGGGTTGGTCGCTTGCCAGTTACAGTTCCAACAAAATCTTCCAAAAACTTCAGCCGCTTGCTTGGCCGCTTGCTGGGAGTTAAATGTTCGTGTTTCCCATTTTCCGTTCTTGGTTCTCTGAAAATTCGCTTCAAATTTCATCTTGTTCTCCTAAAGTCAATTTACTAAAATCAATTTATTCTTATAAGTATTATAACTCATCTCTATTGTTTTGTCAATACAATTTAATATATTTAAGGTAATTCTAATATGGCGTTCTAAAATTAGAACGTATTGACATATTATCCTGACGCGTTTATAATATCAGTGAGGTAGTCGCATTAGTATAGGAGGATAGCGGCAATGAACCTGAAGAACGTTGATCTTGATGAATTAAAGGATCATCCTGGCAATCCCAACAAGCACCCGCAGAACCAAATTGAAGAACTGATCAATAGTCTTGATAGGTTCGACCAAGTGAGAAATGTTGTGGTTTGGCAAGGTTTTATCTTGGCCGGGCACGGGTTGGTAATGGCCGCTCGTAACGCCGGCAGGCAATCATTACAGGCAGTTGACGTATCGGAGTGGGATGAGGAAAAAGCCGTCTCGTTTATGCTGGCCGATAACCAATTGACTAATATGTCGTTTATCGATGATGAGATAATGCTTGAGACACTTAGGATGATTAACGAGCCACTTGATATACCGGGATTCGACGAAGACTTTTTAGCAGGACTGGGAGCGATTGAGGTGGACAATCCCCATGACGAGTGGAAAGGGATGCCTGAATTTAAACAAGAAGATTCCTTTGGAGCAATATTATCTATCAAAGTCCATTTTGCCACGGAAGAAGATATAGAAAACTTCGCGGCACTCATCGATCAGACTGTGACTACCAGCACGAAGTTTTTGTGGTATCCAAAACAGGAGAGAATGAAATTGAAGGAGTTGGGTTACATAAATGAACCCTGATTATCCGATATTCATCCCATCGAAGGGGCGCTTTGAAAATCCGTTAACTATAAAAGCACTACAGAGGATGAATGTATCCTTTAAGGTTGTCATAGAGGAAAAGGAATTTTCAGATTACGCACAAGTGGTAAATTGTAACGATTTACTCATTTTGCCATTTTCGGATGCGGGATTAGTGCCTGCGAGGAATTGGATATGGGACTATGCTGCATCTATGGGTACACCGTACTTTTGGACCTTTGACGATAATATTCGGGATTTTTACAGGCTAAATAAAAATATAAAAGCCCGCGTCAAAGATGGGACAATCCTCAAAATCATAGAAGATTTTGTATCTCGTTATACCAATCTTTACATTGCCGGGATGCATTACGAATTGTTCGTGCCGAGAAAGTCAAAACATCCTCCCTTTAACCTGAATTCCAGGGTCTATTCTAACATGCTTATACGCACCAACATTCCCTATCGGAATCGTGGCGTGTATAACGATGATACTGATTTGTGCTTACGTATCCTCAAGGATGGGTTTTGCACTGTACTTTTTAACGCATTTCTTGTCGACAAAATAGAGACCATGCAAATTAAAGGCGGTAATACCCCCATTTATCAGGGTGACGGGCGTCTTAAAATGGCTCAGTCATTACAGAGACAGCACCCGGACGTTGTTAAAATAACTTGGAAGTTCGGGAAATGGCAACACCAAGTGGACTATAGACCATTCAAAAATAACAGGCTGAAGCGCAAAAGGGATGTGGTAATACCAGATCAGCCTGATGAGTACGGGCTGAAATTGGTTAAGGTTGATAATCATTAGATCGGGCTTGGGAGATAATACATGACAGACGCAAAAATCAAAATTGGCAAACTCAGTATATTTCGATCCCAGGCTGCCAATGCCAATGGACACACCGAACGCGGCTTAGGCGAGCTATCCAAAGCGTTCAGCGAGGTTGGTTATGTCGCTCCAATGACATCGGCTGCCAATGGAGAGATGCTGGACGGTAGTGCCCGATTGGAGACCGCCAGTACTCAATTTGCGGATGAGGCGTTAGTTATTCATCACGACGGCAAGCGGCCAATTGTGATGGTCAGGGATGATATTCCCGATGCTGACAGTCCGATTGCCAAGCGTATCAGTTACGGCGCTAATAGGATATTCGAGCTTGATCTAAATTGGACTCCCGAACAGGTGGCGGCTGATCTGGCGGCCGGCGTAAATTTTGATGGATTATTTACGGCTGACGAACAGGCTGAGATATTAGGCAAAATTGAACAGCCAAAGCAAGAGGATGTCGAACCGCAGATTGATCGAGTGGAGGAGTTGCGCCAAGAGTGGGGCACGGAGTTAGGTCAACTATGGGCCTTGGGTGATCATCGGTTAATCTGTGGCGATTGTACGGACAAGGCAGTGGCCGAAAGGGTGATGGGGGGAGAGTTGGCAGATTTAGGAGTAACATCTCCACCCTATGCCATTGGGAAAGAATACGAGATTGGAGTTTCGTTTGACGATCATTTGAAGTTATTAAGAGGCATGGCAGATAGATCGTTAGATACTATTAAGCCTGGTGGATTTTTCTTTGTAAATTTCGATGAGATTGCGCCACAATCTCACACTAAACCATTGACGGGTAGCAATAGACAATGTATATATCCTATTTCCAGAGACTATTGGCAGATTTTTCACGTAGAGCGAAAAATGGATTTATACGCTCAAAGAATTTGGTACAAACCATTCAACAGATTAAGACAGCCATTTTGGACTTATCATACCAGTATCCCGCATCATCAAGAATGGGAACATATTTGGACGTGGAGGTTACCCGGTGGCGATTCGGACAAAGTTTGTGATTGGGATATTAGCGTAAGAGCCGTATGGGATACTAGGGACGAATCTACTGATGACAAACCGCTAACAAGGCATATTGCCGCTTTTCCGGTAGGCATACCGGAAAGGGCTATAAAGGCTCATTCTCAATTGACTGATATAGTGTGGGACCCCTTTCTCGGCTCAGGGACGACTCTAATCGCTTGTCAACAGTTAGGCCGTCGTTGCCGGGGGATCGAGATAGACCCAAGCTATGTAGCGGTCACGTTGCAACGCTATTTTGATATGACCGGCGATAGGCCGCAGTTAAGTAACTTGTAACATAGGATTTGTATGAGCAAAACAGGCGGCCCTACCCGCACCAAAATCCAAAGAGAATATGATCTTGAAGAAGTATCCGCACTCTACCTGCAAGGTTGGGTACAGGTCCGCATTGCCGAACATATCAATAAAATCCGTAACTACGATATTACCCAACAGACTGTTAGCCGCGACCTTAAGACTATCCAAGAGCGTTGGTTTGCCTCATCGCTCCGAAACTTTGACGAGGCCAAAGCCCAAGAGATTGCTAAAGTGGACCATCTCGAACTGGTGGCCTGGGAAGCGTATCAGTCATCCATTAAGCCGATTATCAAACAAAAAATATCCAAAAAAGTAGACGGTCAAACTACCGAGGCCACTCAGGAGGCGTATCGCGGTTACGGTGATGTCCGCTTTTTGGAGATGGTCTACAAGTGTATTGACCGACGTTGTAAGCTGCTTGGACTGGACGCTCCGGTACGGCAGGACGTAGACATAACCAGCGGCGGTAACACACTGGGCGAATCGCTCGAAAGGTTGATTGCCAAATCTTATGGCCATAACTCAAATTGACGCCTATCAAAATTGCATAAATCTGGCTGTCAAAATCGGTATAGAAGAAGATCAGCTAAGGCGCTTCTTGATGGCCGGCTATGTTCCTCAGCCAAGGCAAATGGAATTTCACGCCTTGGCCCGGCAAGCCGATAATCTTGATGGGCCAGATCGAATTGGCTATGGCGGCACGCGTGGACAAGCTAAATCGCATGCTGTTTTGGCGCAGGCAATTATAGATGATATGCAAAGGCGTGATGGGCTAAAAGGTCTCTACCTTCGCAAAATTCAAAAGCGGGCCAGAGAATCCTTTGAGGATTTACGGCGCAAGATTCTGGCCTATACATCACATAGGATGACGCAAGGATTGCTTAAACTTCCTAATGGCTCATTCATCGTGTTGGGCGGTTTCCACAGCGAGGCCGAGATTGATAGCTATCTGGGCCTTGAGTATGATTTTGCCATATTGGAGGACGCCACGGTTTTAAGCAGGACAAAATATGATGCTATCCGTGGCAGTGTGCGTTCTTCCAGAGACGATTGGCGGCCTCGTCTTTATGCTCCGGCTAACCCTGGTGGTGTTGGGCACGGCTGGTACACTGACGAGTTTACCAAAGACAAGTCAGACCAAACCGCTTTTGTCCACACTCAAATGGGCGACAATGTTTTTATCAATCCAGAATATGAGGATTACCTTAATGGGTTGACCGGCTTTTTGCGCAAAGCCTGGCGTGATGGAGATTTTTCAATCTCGGCCGGCCAGTTCTTTACCTCGTTCTCGGAGGACACACACGTTATCGAACCGTTCCCCATCCCGGCTGACTGGGAACTAATAGGCGCGCTAGATCATGGTAACGCTCACCCCACAGCCGCTTACATTATGGCCAAATCCAATGATGGGACAATTTACATTATAGCCGAACACGTAGCCGGTAGAACACCTATCGCAGTCCATGCTCAAGCGATTAAACAGATGTTGACCAGTATGCCGGGCGGTCCATTTGCCGTCTCTCATCTACGCTCGTTTGTAGCCGGCGGTGATGTATTTGCCGAAACGCGCAAAGACGGCGGGACGGTGGCCAAGGATTATCAACACGAGGGGATTAACTTGAGAATGGCTAACAGTGCCAGAGTACAAGGTGCGCAAGAGTGGCAAAAACGCTTGGGCGATTCGAGATTTGACATTGAGCCAACGTTATTTATTTTTAACACTTGCGCCAGACTGGTAGAATGTATACCAGATATGCAGCACGATCCAAGACGGCAAGAGGATGTGCTTAAGGTAGATGCTGACATAAATGGCGATGGTGGCGATGACTGTTATGACGCTACACGCTATGGACTAATGGAATTTGCCAAACCGATGGGATGGGTAAGGGGTAGATGATGAGACAAGTAAAATCACTTGAGACGGCGGAGCAGGAGATTGAACGTCAAAATGGTGTTATCCAATCCAAGCAACCGCGGCTTAATGATACATCACCAGATCAATTTTATATGTCCGTGATGCGATTCGCAAAACTCAGTTATATGGATCAGCCAGAGTACAAAAGTGATAGCCGAACTCGTGATAGGTGGCTAAGTAACATTTGGCGGCAAGAGCCAAACTTGGCCGGGGTGTTAAACAGTGTGGTAGCGATTGATAAAAATCGAGGCTGGTCATTGATTGGCGGCCGAAATATGGTCAGACGCTATACCGATGTTTTGCACAACGCAGAGGATGGTGCGGGCTATCGAGCATTTACGTCTCTGGAAGCGCAATCGTTTTATAGTACCGATATAGGAGGCATAGCCGAGGTAGGCAGGGAAGGTATTGATGGTCCGATGCAAGCGCTGTGGTATGTTGACCCAACGCGCTGTGTCCTATCGGGTAATTCCGAATATCCGCTTACCTATTACCCAAATCGCGGCAAGCGGCAAAAATGGCAAGCGAGTGATTACTTTCGCACATCGTCCTTACGCTCTATAGATGAGGCTTATAACCAACTTGGTTTTTGTGCGATCAGTCGGGCAGTGGCGTTAGTACAGACATTGATTGCCGTCTATGAGTACGACCAGGAGCAATTGGGGGCCAGAGCGCCACAGGGGTTGTTGCTCTTGCATGGCATACAACAAGAGCAATGGGATCAGGCAATGCGGTCGCGTGAAGCTGACCTTACCGCCAAGGAGCGACTATACTATGGCGGCGTAGAGGTATTGGCCTCGATGGGGACCGAAAAAGTGGAGGCCAATCTCGTGGCGCTATCCAGTTTGCCGGCAAATTTTAACCGGCGTGAGTTTGTTGATCTGATAATGTTTGGCTATGCCCTCTGTTTCGGTTATGACCCCACCGAATTTTGGCCGGTACAATTTGGCGCGCTGGGACGCGGACGCGAGTCTGAAGTGCAGCACGATAAAGCTACCGGCAAAGGCGGCAAAGATTTTAGCCTGGCGTATCAGGAGAACTTACAAAAGGAATTACCGGCTACAATCCATTTTGAATTTGACGAACGCGATGACGTTGCAGAACTAACCGCGGCTGAGGTGGCATTAGCTAAAGAGACCGTTATTACCGGGATGTATGAGAGCGGGCTGCAATACGGTCAGCCTCTCATCAGCCGAGATGAGGCGCGGTCATTATTGGCCGAGGCGAATTTAATCCCCCGTGAATGGACATTGGTCGAAGAGGAGAGCGAGGCCACTGATATGGAGGCGGTCAGGGAACGAGCCAGGGGATTATTGGAAATCCAACGACTGGCCTATAAACATCCAAGAGAGTCTATTGTTATTTACGACTGGCCCAAATGCCAGCAAAGGGTTTTGTGGCATCGGGCGGAGGATATGCTTATGCGTAGTGTATGGCCCGTCAAGCGACAGGCAAAGGTATTATACGAAGATGAGGACAGTGACATTATCATTACCGAAGAGGATGTTGACGCCGCCATAGAAAACGCAGACGAGGAACTTAAGCCGTTTCTCGATGCGAAAGAAATTGAATGATAATTACCAAGAAAATTTACAACGATGAAGGCCGGCTTATCTCCGAAGTGGCCGCCTGTGATTGTGGGCCAATTTGGACTTGGACAGATTTAATTGTAGGCGTACTGGGAGCGTTTATATTTTTCGCTCTGACGGCAAACTGATGAATCATAGATTACAAGTGGGCGGTTTATGGGACGAGATTGGCAAACTCCAATTTGATTTTATGATCAAGCAAGGTCTTAAGCCGCACCATAAATTACTTGACATAGGTTGTGGTTGCTTGCGAGGCGGCATACGTTTTATCGAATACCTTGACGAAGGCAATTATTACGGTATCGACAAAGATGCTGATTTACTCAAGGCCGGCAAGATGGAGGCGAAAGCGGCCAACATAGGACACAAGTTGTTTTACCTTGAGCTGGATAGCGGCTTTGAGTTCGATAGACTTGGGGTCACTTTTGACTTTGCTATAGCGCAATCGGTTTTTACGCATCTCAGCCTAAACGAAATATTGTTATGTTTAATCAATCTGGAAAGAGTTTTAGACGGTGTATTATATGCCACTTTTTTTAATTGCCGTGATCTTGCGGCTTATGGCACGACCGTAAGTCATCTCTCAAGTGATAATCAAACTGTAAATACACAGGCGTTCGGGCGGTCAACGCACTACACGTTTGAGATGTTGGATCAGGTGGCGCGGTGGGCAAATATGAAAGTTAAATATATAGGCGGTTGGGGTCATCCTCGCAGGCAAGAGATGGTAGCATTTTACAAATGATTGTTATTATCCTTGGTATGCATCGCTCCGGCACGTCTATGCTATCCTCTATTATACATACGTTTGGTATCAGCATGGGGCCTGCCATTGATCTTAAGCGCAATAATCCGCAGTCACAACCATTGGGCTATTGGGAAGATCAGGGCTTTGTGTCGCTCAACACTCAGATTATTAAGGCGGCCGGTGGTGATTGGTATAACCCGCCAGGCCGCATAAAAATACTAACAGCCTCTATAGGCTACCGCGATCAAATCAGTGAGCTTATCGAGCGGCGCAACGAGGCAAGCAATTGGGGGTGGAAAGACCCGCGCAATTGTCTATGTATCGAGTGTTATCAATACGCGCTTAATCCGTTGCCCGATGTACGTTATGTCCAGATTGTCAGACGCAAAGAATCAATTATCGATTCTCTCATCAGGCGCGGGGATAGGGCCAGGAATTGGCCCAAGATAATTGATGAGTATGAGCGCAGAGTAAGGGATTTTTTTAATCGCTATCAGGTCGGTCGATACATTGTCAGCTACGAGGACGTGCTAAAACATCCTGATTATGAGATGCGGCGACTTGGTATATTTTTGGATATACACGATCCGGATTTGATAAATGCGGCAATCAGGAGGATTAAACCTTAATGCCTTGGTTTTGGAACAAGACGGCTAAACGCTATTATAATTCTGACAATGGTCAATTCCTGTCATTCGGCCGGGCGCTCGATCTGGTTGATCAATCATTGGCGGCTAGTGGTAATCGGTCAACGCGATTGGCGGAACTGGTAGGCAATAATGAGATAGCGCCTATCGACTGGCGCAATCGATTCCGGCAAGAGCTAAAAGAAGAATATATTAGACAATCAATCTTTGGGCGCGGTGGACGCGACAGGATGACGCAATCCGATTGGGGGCGGGTTGGCCGACAACTAAAAGATCAATATGCGCTATTAGATAATATTGCCGCCCGAATAGCCGAGGGAGAATTTAGCGAGGCTCAGATTGCGGTTATCCAGCGGGATTTTATCAACAGCGCCCGACAAAGCTACGAGCAATCCAAGGCGGTTAGTCAGGATGTGCCATACGGACAATTGCCGGCAATGCCCGGAGATGGAACGACGGAATGTGTGTCCGGATGCAAGTGTTCGTGGCGATTTGAGTTTACTACAACCGAGGTGTTGGCCTACTGGGGTTTGGAGAGCGGTGCCAAACATTGCAATACATGTCTTGAGCGAGCCAGAGAATGGAATCCATACAGGATATTACGAGGGTGAAAATGGTAGTCAAAGAGACCGTTAAACAACCGATGTTGTTGACCAAAGAGGAGATAAAACTTATCGAGCGACTTAGGCAATTGTGTCGTCGCTCAAAGGGTTGCTTGGTTATCGTAGAGCCAAGTCATCATCTATCCTGGTATGTGACAAACGACAAAGAATCTAGTTGACTATTGTTTTATTATTATGTATAATTGTTATTAAATATATCCGGTGAAACATTTGAAACACTGGCCTTTTTAGATAAAGGCCAGTGTTTTTTATTCGGGGAGACACAGATGAAAGATCAAGAAAAGCGAACACTGTTAAACAAGATAGCCGACTGGCTTGGTCTTGGCGCTACTCATCGGGCAATTAAGGACGTTGAGGCGTGGGATGGGGCGGCGAGTAACTATAGTAGCACCGAGGCATACTGCAACGCTTGTCTGATCAATGTCAATGCCGGCGATCCTGAAGATTGGACACAGGCCAATTGCAAACTCCCAATTCGGGAGGAGGGCGACGGCGAAGGCACGTATGTGCGTCAGGCGGTTTTTGCAGCGGTGGGCGGGCGTGGAATTACTGCGGTGGAAAAACCGGCTGATGTATCGCAGGAGGATTGGGACAGTGCGGTCATGTCGGCAGCGTCCAAACTAGTGCAAGCCTATGACGAAATGGAGGAGGACGCGCCCGAATCTGTAACAGAGATTGCGCGGGCACTATCATCTTCCCAGCTTTGGACAATAGTCTCCGAGCAACTTGAGGAGATGTATGAATATGACTATTGGCCAATGGATATCTATTTTGACGATATGGGTATGCCGTTTGTGGTGGTTGCGGTGGACGGCAAACTTTACCGGCACTCTATTATATTAGATGAGGATATGACTACCGTCAGTGAGGCTATCCCCGTGATGCAAGAGTTTATTCCTACTGCGCGGACCACGACCACTATCAAGCGTATGGATAGCGGCCGGTGGCGCTGGTTTAGCGTCTCGGCCTCGTCTGTCCTTAATCGAGTGGGAGAGATAGATAGCCGGGATTTATTTGACAGTTTTGTAACGCACGCCGAAGAAACGGGCGAGTATCCAATCAGGCAATTTTATCATGCGGGTGATGCGTTCAGGGTCGGTCAGGCGGATTTTTTGGCGCGTGATGATAACCTCTATATTACAAGCGGACTATATGATCAGTCTGAGATTGCGGAGCGCGAGATCAGAGCGCGATTGAAAGAGCCTGAGTATTGGGGGGATAGTATCGGGTATATCCCGACTGACAGGCCGGAGATGCTTGAGATAGCCAAAGGTGTAAAAATTCCCGTCTATCGGGCGGGGGTCAACAAAGAGATTTCGACACTGCCGGAAAGGGATGCAGCGAATCTTTTTACGGCAAATACAAATTTAGTGAGGCGGACAATGACATTAGTAGGTAAATCTAAAGAGGCGTTTATAAAATTGTTTGACGGGAATGAGGATGAGGCCGACCGGTGGCTTGAAGAACATGCCGAAACGCGAAACCGGGCAATTGAGGATGATGATCTGATCACGCGAGCCGGCAAGGAAGTTACGGAAGTGAAGGAAATTGAGCAGGAGATTGTCGAACAGGAGATTGTCAACGAATTGTCCGACGAGGACATTGCGCGGGCATTAGGACAATCCGAGTCGATGAGACAATTGGTAGCGACGATTGATAGTTTAGTCACGCAGCTTGAGGCCAACGAGCAAGCCGGTTTACAGCGACAAAAACAACTGACCGACCAATTGCAAAAAATGGCTGACCGTCTTGAGGCACTTGAGGCCGATGACGAGGTTAAGCAGCGCGAGTGGCTGGACAATCGGCCCCGACAATCCGGTAATAATGTAAAATATATCATCAGACCGCGCATTGAGCGGGCGGCTGAAGATGAACAAAAAATGTCAGTGGCCGACGTTATGGCGGCTAAGGGCGTTCCGAACTATTAAATTTTTTAGAGTGTATGTAAGCGAGGTATTGGGATGACAACAAGATTGGCAAAAGATGCGATACGCCTTAATCCTAACGGCGTGCCCGCTCCGGCGGTGAGGGGGTATACTCCCCAGATCATTCAACGGCAAAGCTCGGTCAGCACCCTGGCGTCACCGTTTGGATGTTGTAATTTTTTTGATCAGTGTAATGACGAGATTCTGACCCTTTCTTTTGGCGGCGCTTTGGGCCTGCTGGACTGGATGGGCTTTAACTCGTCTGAGGATTGCTATCGGTCGATTGAGTTTATTGATTACGTTGGGCCAAGCGGCACTGCCGCCCGCAGTGCTACAGGTGGCGCAATTAGTGCCCCTTGTGATGATCCCAATGGGATCGAGTTTGGGTCTTGTAAATTGACCGTTGAGGATTTTGGTCTTTACGGGCGCGAGGGACCAACGCGCCAAATTTTCAAGCCAAAAAAATATTGCAAAACCTATCCGACCTACCGGCTTGATGGGACACCCGTTGAAACAGAAAACGAGTGGGACATGGTGTTTACAATGAACACCATGCTTGATGACATCAGACGCGATCTGGTCAGCGGCAACGACGCCAACGCCGGCGAGTTTGACGGGTTGGAGAATTGGGTCAAAACCGGTTACGATTGTAGTGCAATTAACTCCACGGTCATCAACTGGAACGGGAATCCAATGAGTGGTGGCGCAGGTATTACGGTTAATGGTGTAGCGGCCCCGGCCGGCTTTGACATTGTGGATTTTTTACGTGACGCCAAAAACCAAATAAAGCAGCGTATCAGTTGGTCGCCGCTATTACGCAATCAACAAATGCAAGTCGGCGATATGATCTTGGTGATGCCCTGGCACTGGGCCTTGTGTCTGCTGGACTTTTACACTTGTTGGTCCGTATGCGCCGATGGTGATCCGCAGGTATTTCTTAACTCCCTGGATGGTCGCTCCTTCCGCGATCAGCTTAACGGTGGTCTATTTGGAGCTGGTTACATTATGCTTGATGGTGATGTTATCCCGATCTTGGCCTATGACTGGGATTTGATCAAAGGACCCAAAACGGCAGACATGTATTTACTAACCGGCGCGGTTGGTAGCTTCCGCATCTGGGAGGGGGAATATCTTAGCGCTGACGCCTCATTAACTTCATTTTTCAGCGATCCGAGCGCGGGTGCTGACGCCTATTTTTCTACCGATGGCGGTCGTGTTCTGGGTCGTGTCGATACCAACAACCTGTGTCGATCAATGAAACTATGGATGTCGCTCAGACTGTTTTGCCGAGCGCCCTGGGCGCAAGTCCGCTTCCAGAACGTACAATGTGAGCGGGCGCTTTCGCCGCTATCACCTGATCCTCTGGAAAGCTCGTTCTATCCTGACAGTTCATTTAGCGTCGCCGACTGTCCATAATTTTACATAAGTAGGGGAGCGTTAAAACTCCCCTACTGCAACCAAAATGATTTATACCAAGTCGCTCCTAAAACAGTTAGAGATAATAATGCCGCCCGGTAACGGCCAACGACATAACATAACTATTAACGAGTGGGGTGATCTGGTAGTTACGCTGATGTTGGGGCGACGGCACGAATCTCTTATAATTGAGGAAGGTGACATTATGCCTGTAGATAAATTGGCTAATGAGATCAAGCGAGTAGCGACGAGATGAATCTAACGGTAGTCATCCCTTTTTTTAACGGTCACAAAACAATCCACCGGCTTTTGGTTTCGCTACCGCCTCGTCTGTCTGTTATCATAGTAGATGATCTAAGCGACAATCCGTTAGAGGATATTACCGGCGTGGAGATTGTCAGGCCAAAAACAAAGGGCTATTTCACCGGCGCAGTCAATCGGGGAATCGAAGCGTGTGATACCGATGTCCTGATCTTGAATCAGGACATTTGGTTTAACGGGGAGGATTGGCTCAAGGAGTTAGAGGCACTGAGCGAATCCTATGATGTTATAGGTGATCCGGTAGCCGGTCATCCTGCCTGGGCCGAAGGTTATATACAAGGCACGTTTATGTATATCAGCCGGGCGTGTATCAATAGGACGGGATTATTAAACGAGCGTGACTATCCGCTGTGGGGTAGTACCTGCGAGTATCAGCTTAGAGCTTGCCGAAAAAATTTTAAGGCGCATCCCTGGCCCGGAATCAAAGGGTGGATGGGCCATGAGGAACGCAGACGCAGTCAGTTTGGAGCGGCCATTACCGAGATGCTGCAACGCGAGCCGGAGAGCAAAGCGCAATTTATTCGCACACCTCCGGCTATTAGTGTTATAGTACCTTGCTACAATTATGGTAAATATCTACCTGATTGTATCAACAGTTTGATAGGCGGCCCCACCTGCCTGGGAGAAATGGAAGGCCAGACATTCCAGTCGTTTGAGATTATTATCGTTGATGATTGCAGTTCTGATGATACGCCCCAAATCGCTCAGGGGATTGCAGACGCTTGGAAGGGCATCCATTATATCAGACTGCCTAAAAACGTGGGGACGCCCGGCGCAATCAATGCGGGTATAGCCAAAGCCAAAGGTAAATTTATCACAATTCTTTCTGCCGATGATATGCGCGAACCGTGGGGGTTGGAGAATCTTTATCGAGCGGTGGAGAAAGATAAGACTCTGGTACCTTATGATGATATGACTATCATCAAAGGTGGGGAGCGAGTCCACTATCAGCGATTGAAAGAGTACGATTTTGATAGACTCATTTACAAAAATCAGATGCCGGCCGGGATTATGTTTGATCGAGGCGCCTGGGAAAAGGTGGGCGGTTATCCTGAAGAGATGAGTTTTGGGCGCGAGGATTGGGGATTCGCAGTGGCGCTGGGAGTTAACGGCTATTGTGGTATCAGGTTAGACTCGCCTCCCGGCTATCTATATCGGCGCGAGAAACAAAATAGAAGCATGCGTAATCAGGGAAGCACCTGGTATCAGCGATTTTTGAGACAGATTCAAAATCGCTTCCCGGAGATTTATAAGGGGAATAAACCTATGTCGTGTTGTGGTGATAGAAATAAGGGGGGGCAGCCGGTGAAAGCTAATGTGAAAAAGGCAATGGGCGGTACAAAATCCGCATTGCCAGGGTCAAGCGGTTTTGTGCTAATTGAGTATGTTGGTAGTAATGCCGGTGACATGAAATGGCGACCGCCTAACACTACGACCAAGTATGTTTTTGGCGGCGCGAAACAGTTGGGCAATATAGCCAAAGAACATCTTAACTGGTTTCTTGGCTTACGCGAGAATCAGAAGCCGCTTTTTAGAATCGCTTTAGCTGAACCGGTAACGATCACTATCAAGCAGGCGGCAACTGTCAATCAGACCAAACCACCAAAATACGATCATCTGGTAGAGTACTACACGTATAGTTTGGCCAAGTTAAAGACATTGACTTTACAACCTGACGAATGGCAACATTTGCTAGACATCGAATCGGGTAAGACCAGTCAACGAACAACGGTTATCAATTGGCTAAATGCTCAAGTAGAGGTGATGATTGCCTGATTGGTTTTTGTTCGCGCTGCTAACTCTGGTAGTCTATAGAGCATCTCAATTGCTTGTTTATGATGATGGCCCATTCGATTTGATTTTTAGATTTCGCGCAAGGGTAGGCGTTTATACCCTTGATCAAAATGGAGAGCCAACATCAGCGGTCGGCAAACTGTTTGCTTGCCCTTACTGTGTAGGATTTTGGTTGGCGGCATTGGCGGCTTTGACGGTAGCCGGTAGTGGTAAAAGTTTTATCATCCTGTGGTTGGCCATTGCGGGCGGTCAAACATTTTTGGAGGCATATCATGGCAAGAGGTGACCCAGTTGAATTTGTCAGGGAGATAAATGGCGGCGCAAAATATCAGCGTGTCGGGAATCGTGTCCAGCTTGAGGACGCCTATGGAGCATCTATTTCTATCCCGTCACTTGACGCTTTTGGCAGAAGTCGAATAAGCCAACCTTATACACTGTTTGATAGTAAGCAAGTCTGGAACGATCCGGGTTTGGCAGACAATGTTGAAAACTACCCGTTGTTTTGGGACAACCAGCAGACGGCTGGTGGCGGCACGACTACGACATTTAACGTTAACCGGGCCAGTACTACACTGTCAGTCTCGGCCAGTACGGCCGGCACACGAGTACGACAAACCAAACAGCGATTTAACTATCAGCCCGGCAAGTCACAGCTTGTTATCCTGACTGGTATATTTGGGAGTACGCCCAGTGGCGTGACCAAACGATACGGGTATTTTGACAGTAGTAATGGTTTCTTCTTCCAGAATATCGGCGGCACATGGTCTGTGGTTATCAGATCGTTTGTAACAGGTGCGGCAATTGACCGTACTGCCAATCAAGCCGACTGGAATATTGACACCCTGGACGGCAATGGGCCAAGCGGAATTAACATTAACCAGTTAACTGCTCAGATATTTTTTGTTGACTTCGAGTGGCTGGGAGTTGGTGATATGGCGTTCGGGTTTTTTGTTGACCGGCAACCGATCTATTGCCACGTTTTCAGGAACGCAAACATATTAACATCTGTCTATATGTCAACGCCTAATCTGCCGATCAGAGCCGAGATTATCAATAGTGGTGCCGGCGCGGCGAGTCAATTGGAGCTTGTGTGTACCACGGTCGTCAGCGAGGGAGGTGTACAGCCAAACGGAACGATGCGTTTTGCGGACATTGGTGACACGCCAGCGGAAGACATATCTGCGCCAACGGCAGGGCAGGCTTATGCCCTTTGTGGTATACGGTTAAAGACGGCCTATCTATCAGCCGATGTCAAGGAGAGTTTCATCTCGGTCATCGAGAACTCCGGGGCTAACAATGCGTTCATTTGGCGATTGCATTTTAACCCGACGATTGCAGTGGCATTAACCTATGCAGATGTGGCAAATAGTGCTGTCCAATTCGGATCGGGCAATAAGGCTACTCCGGCCAATAATGAGATAAGTGCCTTTGGGACTGTGGTAGCCGGTGGTTATCAGGCCAGAACAGACGCCAGCGCATTGGCGTCGCTGCAATCCGCATTGAGGCTGGGCAGTCTGATAGACGGCACGCGAGATGAGCTTGTACTATCGGCGGCCGGCATTACAAGCAACAATCTATTTTACGCAGGTATACAATGGGGGGAGGCGTGGTAATATGCCTATAGTTGCAAGCGATTCGACTCTCTTGGCCGAGAACAGTATCGTCACTTTGGCGCTTTACCAAAAGATTATCAATTATCCTGAGTGTGCTTTTTTTGGGGTCAACCGTACAGGAGAGGTTACGCGAGGCCGATGCCGTATTGTACTCAAGCCTGACCGGGATACCATCCAGGACGCCTTGGCCGAAGCGCAGCAAGAGATCGAACAGGTAACCGGTTATCCGTTGCAACCAAAATGGTTTGCATCCGAGCAGCATCAGTATGGTCCTGTAGCGCCCGGCTTGCGCTACCGAAAGTGGCAAGTCGCACCAACGGTTTTGGCCAAGAAATCAAAGATAATTGAGATAGGCGTAAGAGCCGAAACAACTATCAGTGCCGGGGAAGCGGTAGACAATACGGCTGATCCGGCCGTCATTGGACCGGTAGCGACTACAGTCACAGATGAGAGCGAGATACATATTTATCATCCCGGCACAGATATAGAGATAGACCCGTCGTCTATTACCATCGCCGGGGGTAATGTCACGATTACAGTCCCTCGCTGTAGACTGGTGTTGGCGTCTCTGGCTGACAATCCAAGTCAGGGATTGGACTATACCGATTTAGGTAATTTTGAGACCACGGTTGATGTCAAACGTGTTTACAACGATAGTTCGCAAGAGGTGACATTTGTCTATCCCAAGATGTGTGACTGTACCGAGGATACTCAGGCGGGACATATTTGCGTCGATGACTACGAGATAGGCGTTATAAGGGTGTCACTTGGCAGTAGTTACAATTGTAATTACACACCTGAGTTTGTACGGATTAACTATCGAGCGGGATTGATCAACACGGGCGATGCGGTGGAGCAACAAGTCAGGGATATGGTTATCAGGCTGGCCCATTCCAAGATGCCTTACGAGCCTTGCGGTTGTGATCTTGGCGCTAACATGTGGCGGCGTGATAGAGAGACGCCGCAGTCGTTAACAAGGGAGCGAGTCAATTGTCCGTTTGGCCTAAGTAATGGAGCTTGGTTTGCATGGCAACAGGCCAATGCAATTAAAGTTTGGAGAGCGAGTGCAATATGATAAAAGTCAAACTGGTAGCAACCGACGGCCAGGCCGCCATTGTGGAGTATCAAGAGGCCGGCAAAATTAAGCGAGCGATAGTGCCAAATGGCGATGTGATAAAGGGGCGTGTATCCAAACGGACACTTGATATGAGTATACCGTATGGAGGTGTCGAGTTAACTAATTTGCCTGAGTGGTTAACTATCAGTACGGCCGATTTACAGGACACACTTAGACAACGGGGATTGTGGACAAAAGAGGATTATCTCAAAAGTCCAGAAGTAATTTTGGGGGTGTTGCAAAAACTTTACGGGGTTGACGTGACCCGCATATTAAATTTAATTAGCGAGGCGGAATAATGACAACGATTTACAAGAGCGATTATACGGCGGCATGGTTACAGCGGGGATGTTTCGACCCTCTGGAATTCTTGGGGTGTGTAGACATAACCGACTTAGACTTAACGCCACGGGGCAATCTAAGTGCCAGTCGTCAGCGATTTGGTAAGGGGCAATTTGGGATTGAGTCGGTAAAGCGTAGTGCGGCCGAATTCGGCAATGTAACGTTTGGTTTTTACCGGGGTATTGTCAATCTACTTAACGACATCCCTTGTCCTTACAATATTATGATTATGTATAGCAATTGTGGCGCGGATGATGATCCTGAGAATTACGATTTTATAGACGTACTGCAAAATATCTATCCCGGCACAGCTACTCAAGCGGCCGTGGTCAATGCAATTGGACCTGATGATGCTACAGATGTTGGCGCTGATAGCACGGTGGAATTACCGGCACAGTTCTTGAGTAGCTATACACTTAAGCCGTTGATTGATACTGCCATCACTATCGGTGCTTTATCAACTCACGACATTGTAGGCGTCTCAATCTGTGATCTGAGTCCGGATTGTGGCGACTGTGACGATCCGACAATTGGCGGTCAGACGATTTGGATTATCACCAATGGCGTCACGGGATCGGCGGCTGATGTTAGTGAGATTTACAAATCGACCAATGGCGGTAGTACGTGGGCGCAGATCACCAATAACATGACTGACAATACAGATGATCTATCGGACATCGAGTGTAGTGGCAATACGGTTATCGTTACTAACGGCACTACCTCCGAATATCTTTGGGCCACTGACGGCACTACATTTAATCTGGTAACCACGCCAACACAGGTTATAGCTGATGTATTTATGTTAGGGCCGACCAAGATTTGGATGGCGGCGGCCGGCGGATACATCTATTATTCCAGCGACAGAGGCGCGAGTGTCACCACTCAAGACGCCGGGGTCGCTACGTCCGAGAATCTAAACAGCATCTCATTTGCCAACAGTTTATTAGGCTATGCGGTTGGGGCGGCTAATGCGTTTGTGTATACAGAGGATGGGGGCCAGAATTGGCAAGCAGGTACGGGACCCTCTCCGGCTGTGGTATTGAACAAGATCATTGCCGTACCAGGCACAGATGCTCTTTTCGTAGGCGATGCGTCCGGTAACGTTTTTAGATCAGAGGATAAGGGCGCTACTTGGGTCACGGCCTATGCCGCTACTACAGCATCGGCAGGTGGAATAGCTGATATGGCACTCTGCGCATGTAATGTGCCGGTAGCGATAGCCAACAACGCCGGTGATGCGGCCGGTATAGTTATCCGCTCTATCGACGGTGGCAACAACTGGGAGACGCCTACAATCCCCAGCGGTAATAGCGGATTGGCGTCTATCGCCTGCTATGATGTTAACACGTATTGGGTTGTCGGTGACGCAGGTGAGGTATTTAAGTTAGCCGGCGCGTCGTTCCGCGACAGTGCTACCTAAAGGATTTACACAATATGATTGATTTACTGGCTTTGGCGAAACAGGCCGAAACAACCTATGTCGATGTAGACACATCATTTGGCAAACTGCGCGTCTATCACGTTCCTGACGCAATGCTCTTGAGTGTCAGTCCCGATTGGCCCGAACCAGAACTACCGATGGTGAGGATGAAAACGGCGGCCGGTTATCAGAATCGACCGGCCAAGGCGGGGGACAAAGAGTATCAAGTGTATTTGGAGAGTAAAGCAGCGCATGAAAAAGAATCGTATCAATTGCGGGTGGCTATTGGCGCGGTCTCTGCTTTTAAAGACATCGACTGGTCCAAGTACGATCTATCCAAGCCGCCTCCTATTGACGCCGCTCAAGAGATGTATAGAGACAATTGGCCTGATCACGAGCTGCTAAGAAAAAAGGCTTGGTTAGATTGGACTGTATTATTTAAGCGGTCAGATCAAAAGGTCATCCTAAACGCAATGAATCAGATGAGCGGTGAAGGCGAACCGACTGATGAAATGGTAGAGGCTGTTAAAAAAAATTCGGCCTCGTCGTCCGCGCCAAACCGGGACGGGCAAGTGATAGCGCCGCTAGTAGCTACTCAATAGAGTCTATCAACCCCATGTGGTGGCGGGGTTGGATTGCAGCCTACAAAGGCAATCTACTATTACAATGGCCTTATCTCCCGTCGTGGCATAAGGCTATTGTGATAGCGGTAGTGGAAGAGGACGTAACAATCAACAATCTGCTAAATGGGTAGATAATGGTAGCCGAGCTATACAAAAGCATCAGACCAAAAAGTAAACTATCCTCCAAAAAGGTTAGAGCGCAATTGCTTAATGCTCTGAGAACCGAAGGAAAAGTAATTGTCGCAGAACTGGATAAAACGACCAGAACGTGGAAGGGGGATAAGCCTACGTTCAAATTCGAGCTATCATTTGCGGGAGGGGATGTTACACTTTTGATTGGGCCGGGTGGAAATACTCACGGGGCGCAGAAATGGGTTTGGCTGAACGAAGGAACCAAGCCTCATATTATCCGGGCCAGAAATGCGCCACTGCTTAGATTCCGAACCACGTTTGTCCCAAAAACCAAGGTTGGCGTTTTTGCATCTGGACCGGGACGTATCGCTCCCCCATGGCGGTCAACGTTTTCGGTCAACCATCCCGGCAATGCGGCGCGAGAATGGTCATCCAAGATCGTACAGCGTCGCAAAAAGAAATTTAGAGTAACCATATTGCAAGCGGCAAAGGTATAGAGATGGCATTAGAACAGGCCGGCATATCGTTAGAGGCTCAAGGTTTTAGCGATTACATAAAAAAACTTGATGCTATCGACAAACGACAAAGAGCGGTTTTTGAGACGCAATTTAAAGACACCGGCAAAAGTTACGATCAGGTTACGGCGGCGGCCAAAAAATATGAAGCCGAATTAAAACGCCTGACAACGACTGAGGAGAAAGCTGCCAAACAAGCCGAAGCTTTAGCGGCCGCACAGCAAAGACAGGCCGGAAAAGCTCAAGTTGGTAGCGGTGTAAAAAGTGTTTTCTCCGGCGACGTTACGGGGGGTGTCAGTGATATTGCCGGTGGTCTAAAAGCGATTGGACCGACGGCCGCAGTAGCGACGGCCGGCATTGCCGCTTTGACGGTTGGCGCAGTAGCTGCCGGTGCAGCAATAGTGGCAATAGGAGCAGGCGCGGTCAGTCTGGCCAATCAAACTGATCAAGCGACAAAGCAGATTTCAGCCAGTCTTGGAATTACAGCGGTCCAGGCAGCGGATAGATATGGCGAGGCGTTACGGAATATTTATGCCGACAATCCCAAAGCCCAGTTTGAGCAAATTGCGGAAGCTATCGCCCTGACCGAGCGGGCACTTGATCTTGACACGGCAGGAATAGAACAAGTGGCAAGCGATGCGCTTAAAATAAGTCAAGTGTTTGGCAAAGATGTTCAAAAGACAATTGGGGCAACTGAACAGTTAGTCGAACAATTTGGTCTGACCGGACAACAAGCTACAGACCTATTAACGTTTGGTCTGCAAAATATTCCGGCCGAGGATTTGATTGACAGTATCAGCGAATACTCCAATCAATTTGCTCAAGCTGGTTTTTCGGCTGATGAGTTTTTTAGCATTTTATCAACTGGCGCGGCTGGGGGAGTTTTAGGGACTGACAAGGCAGGTGATGCGGTCAAGGAATTCCAGATCAGATTTTTAGAAGGCAACAAAACACTTAAAGATAGTTTTGCGACACTAGGTCTATCGTTTGATGACTTGACCACTCAAGTGTCAAGTGGCCAATTAAATGTAGCTGATGTTTTCGGCCAAGTCATTGATAGGATTAAAGAGGTTGATTTAAGCGTTGCTTCCAATAGGGCCGCAGTAGCCGGGTTGGGGACGCAATTTGAGGATTTGGGCGCAGCGGCTTTTGCGGCCCTTGATCTTGACGCTATTGGATTTGCAGATGTGGCCGGATCAGCAGATAAACTGGACGAACAGTTTAACAATTTAGGTGATGCGTTTACCAGCATCAAGAGGAGTTTCCTACTCGCTTTTGAGCCTATTGGAAAACTGCTTTTGGATTTGGCGTCTTCCGCTGTGCCACTGATAAAGTCAGCTTTTGAATCTATCAGGCCGGGATTGGAATCGTTTTCTCAAGGCACTGTGGGGTTGGTCAATACGTTACAGGAGCGATTTGGGCCGGCCGTAGAAAGTGTCAGGGAATCAATAGGTCAAATATTTACCTCGCTCAGTGCGGTTAGTAAGGCGTTCGACACGGGTGGCGCATCAGTTGATGTGTTTGGCGCAATACTGAGCGGCGTGGTAGCGGTTATTGATTTGGTGGCTAATGGAATTAGTGAGATAGCTGACGTAGTACAATTCCTACAGCCATATTTAACCAGTGCCGGTCAGACGTTCCAACAAGTATTCGCTCTGGCCAAGGCAGGGGCAGCCGCTTTTGGTTCTATATTTGGCGATGTAGTTACGACAGCGATTGCAAGTTTGGGGACGCTAGGTAAGGCGTTCTTGAAATTTATCGAGCTTGACTTTAAGGGCGCATTATCGGAGTTAGGCGACATAGAAATATTTGATATTGGCGCATCATTGGACAAGGCAGGCCAGGCAGCAACGGATAGTCTCAGGAATTCATTAGCAGCCGGCGAGCCGGTGGAAATACCTATTGAGGTTGACACTACGGCATTACCGTCTCCACCAGAGATGACCGCGCCGTTTGATGCGCAATCGGGAGCTATAGGCGATTCTATTGGCAGTCTGGAAGCGTATAAAGGGGCGCTTGCCCAAGCCGCAGATTTACAACGCTCATTCGCTCAGCAGGCGGAAGATGACGCCTTAAAATTAGCCAGAGCCAATGAGGATATAGCGCGCAATCAGGCCAGAGATGTAGCTAAATTACAAGAGTCTCAGGCCAGGGATAGGGATAAACTATTAAAAGATCAAGCCAAACAGCTTGATGATTTTGAGGCTGATCGGCGCAAGCAGATTACAGACGCCGAGAATGAGATTAGAGAAGCCAAGAGGCAGGCGGCCGAACAGCAAAAACGAGATCAGGATAAGCTGAATCGGGAATTGGCTCAGGCTCAGGAGAGATTTAATCTATCTCAATTGCAATCAAGACGGCGATTCGATCTTCAGGAATCGAGATTGAGGGCCGAGGGCGACATCCTTGGGCTGAAGGAACTACGCGAAGATTTTGCACTATCGCAGCAAGAAGAAAAAGAGAATTTTGATCTGAGCAAAAAAGAGCAAATTGACAACGCTCAAGAGACGCAAAAAGAGCAGACTAAAGACCTTGAGAACAAACTGTCTGAATTAAAATCTAATCTTGAGACACAGCGGGCAGAGTTATTGGCCTCGTTTGATGAGCAGCTAATAGCGCAACAACAGGCGCAGGCGGAAGCGCAGGCGGAGCAGCAACGAGGTTTTGAAGAAGCGGCGGCGGAAAGAGCAATACAGTTAGCTCGTGAAGAAGAAGACCGGCGTATATCACAAGCACAACAACTTGAGGATTTGGGACGCAGTTTGTCCGAGCAAAAAGGTGTGACTGCGGAGGGCGCGGCTGGTATTGCAGGCGAACTCGAAAAAGTCTTTGGGATTGAGGGCGTGGCCGATAGCATTATGACCGGCTTTGAGGATAAAACCGAGGCCGACTTTAAGAACTTGTTTAAGAATTTGCAAGAACAGTTTAATACTTTAGTGCTTAAAACACCCAAAGTGGAAACGCCGAGTCTGCCATCAAGCGCCACACCGGGACCGGGTGTCGGAACGCAACCAGGCAGACTTGGCGGCGAACAGGAATTTGCGGAGGGCGGTATCGTTCAGGGGCCGTTGGGCAGTCCACAAAGAATCATTGCCCACGCCGGAGAGACTGTATTACCTACTCATAAATCGTCTTTCCAGATGGCCGCCCCAATAATCCCCAGCCAGAATCTAAACGTGAAAATGGCGGGTGGTTTTAATGTCTCAGGAGATGGGGCAGCCAACGATCAGATTTTGCAGGCGGCAATGACCGAGATGACAGATAGCTTTAGGATTGCGATCCAACGATTAGCGAGGCGAAACTAATGGCGATAGGCGGAACTTACAGGATTGAATCGACCACGTTGAATAAAGAATTCCCGGCGCCACCTACGACGGGTTGGGATGAACAGCCAATAGCGGGGGGTCTAAACGGAATCCCGATTAATACCGGTTACAAAATCCACACCTGGACGTTTGAAAATATGTTGGGCTCAGACTACGCTGATCTTGCCGGCCTGTTCGACGAGCAGCAAAGCGGTAATGCTCAATTGGTGACGCTTGAGACTGATCCGTATGAGGCCGATCTAAGCTGTGAACAATATGGGACATTTGAATATACGGATTTTATCATGCAAAACATCGCGCCAAGGACACGAGGATTGCCACTTTATGAATCTGTAACAGTTACGTTTGAGGTTTTTGCCTGATGGCTACACCGCCTTTGCCGGCCGCGACTGTCAACAGGATAACCGCCCGCTCTCAATCAGTACGCTGGACCGCAGTCCTACGTGAAGTGAGGGAATACAGGGCCTATATCTGTGACATCGATTCGGATACGATCATGGGTATCGCCTATCCGCCTATACCTATTGTCGATCTTGACCCCAATCCGATCTGCCTGGGGTCAACGATGGATTGGGATTTGTCGGCCAGTTACGCACCGGGTGATACGATTGCCAGTTACGCCATTGATTTTGGGGATACCAATAGTGATACCGGACAGTCGGGTAGCCACACTTATGGAGCGGCCGGCAGTTATACGGTGACTGTAACAATTACCTCTACGGCCGGTCTGGTTATGGTAGCCACTGAGGAGGTTAACGTGATCGACTGTACTGATACGTTGTTGTTGGATTATATATACGCCAGCACTGACGGGTCTGGCGTATTTTACTGGGAGTAATTATGACTTGGGTTGCGCGAAATAATGGCTTGACCGGCACAGCGCTAAATGTTAATTACATTATCCAGTTTCCCGGCAGCAGGAATTTGGCAAGTCAAAATCACGAGCTATTTATCGCTACTGATGCTGGTATTTATCAGTCGCTCGATGGAGGTCGTAGTTGGGCTAAATTGACATTACCCGATCCGAGCAATGCGGAATTTGGCGATGCGCCAGCGGCCACGGTAGACGAACTAACATTCCACTGGCTGGCGTTTAGCCCAATAGGATATAACACTATGTTTGCTCTGGCCGCTAAAGATAGCGTATCGCGATTGTGGATTTATAAAACTGTTGATATCGGCTTGACTTGGACCAGCCGGGGAGTGATGACCGTCTAATGGCGCTACTGACATGGACGTTTGATGGTGGATTTGAGGGCTGGAATCTTATGCCTGTGGTCAATAATGGGGGAGTAGCTACCAGAACGCATGTGACCGGAGCGATCAGGAATGATCTGGTAATTGTCACAGGGGCATTTTCCGAAGCCACTTGTTTTGAAATAAAATCATCTATCAATGCTCAGATAACCAATGGTGATACGATTGCTGTTGATTTTGGAGCATCGTTTGACGGGACTATTATTGGTATTGGTATTGAGGCTACATACACCGATACCACTAGCGAGATCAATACTACCGTTAGTGCTATAGCAGGTACGTTGACATTAACACTGACGCAAAATAAAATCTTGGATGAGATAAGTATTTATTTTAGTATTGGTACTGGTCCGTCCGGGCCTGGCCGCACAACTTACATGGACATGTTGGAGGTACGACTGACAACGGCCATAGCTGTTGGCGCCGAAGCAGGCAGATTACAATCGCCATTTAATTTTATTGGAGCGCAAGGAGCAGGCGCGGCCGGCGGCGCAGGGGGTGGCGCCGGAGGTAATACTGCATCTATATCGGCAGGAGGGACCTATATCTATATAGCTGCGTTTAACAATCTTGGATTCCCGACAATGATCAGGATAGCGACGACACTGACATCAGATGGTACGGTCGTGTTCGAGCCTGGCGCAGGCGGTCGGATTGGAGTTCAGGCGGAAAAATTTACAGCGTCAAATGTCTGGGTAGCCGGTCAGTTTGATGGGACGAATACGCTAGAACGATCAGAGGATTTTGGCGCAAGCTGGACAGTCAAGGACGGGGGCGCTTTTGGCACTATCAGGACATTTGACATTGGCCCCGACAGTGATGAGAGAGTATTGATATTTGATGGTGATAATGGCGATCTGCTAGAATCGGTAGATAGTGGAGATAATTGGTCTCTCGTAAATGGAACGGTTACGCCACTACTCAATGCAATAGGACGCAGCCCTATCGACACCAGGGAAATCGCTTTTGTCAATCAAGGAGATGTGTCCGATTCTGTCAGCTATACCGTTAATAGCGGCACAAATTTAGAGGATTATCAAACTGGTGTTTATCCCAATGCAGACGGCACAAAGGTGATTGCCAAATAATGCCTATACTCAACAGTACGAATTTCATTCTCGAATCGATAGACGCCGATGGGGAGCGCGGGGGCTGGCAGGCTACCGGGTCATTTGCCAACGATCAGGCAGATGCGGTTTACGGCCGGCGCGTAGATATTTATTTTTGGCCGGAAGGGAATCGAATATGGGCCAACGATCCGTTGTTAGCGTTGTCGGGCAGCATTTTGCCGGAGGGTGTCAGATGGGACATCAGGCAAAGCGCGACCGCTTTTGGGGTGACAACGACCAATTATTTTTTGGACATCAGCGCCTTGAGAGGTATCTGGTTTACAAGCGCTGATCCTGTCACCAATCCTCATGAGTATGTCGATCTGCGATTGGGGACTATTATCAAACATATCATAGAGCAGCATAGCAATATCTCAAGCACCGGTGTGGTACAAAATGATGACGGCACATTTTCCGCGAATCCTATTGGCGGTTGGTCGGATACTACCAATATTGACACAACTAACAGCACGGTAGTAGATGCGTTTACAAGGCGACAAAGTAATAGCTTGTGGCAGGCGATAAAAGACATTGCTAGGAACGAGTTTTACGTGGCCTATTTTAGTAAAGACGATGCGTTTAACTATGAGCCTCATCCTGTATTCAAGGTCGTGCTTGACCCATTTACACTGGACATAGACGCCACTATGATTGTCGGTCAGCCTGAGATAAAATTTAGAGACAAGACAGGTTTGGACCAGGCGGTTTTGGCGGCGCTGACCGATACCGGAGAGATATTAAACGCAGAGTATCCGGCCGTGACTGCAATCCAAGGCCGCAGCTTGAATATTACCAATCTCAGGTGTAATGACCAGAGTAGATTGGATGATCTGGCCCAGCGAGTTTATCTATTCGAGAGTCGGCCGTATGATTTGAGATTGCAATTGCCTGGCCCGGCTGGTCTTTATTTGGAGCTATTTGATCGAGTGTCATTGACCTATACCGGCACTGCCCGTAATGGGGTCAGTCTCTCATTTGTTGATGAGCCATTTTTTGTTCAGCGCATCAGGGTAAATCGGATTGGCAATTTTGGGGCCATTACCGAATTGGAATTGTCACAGGAAAATTTGAGTGGAGGGTCTTATTCCTGACGAAAAATTTATCACCGAAATAGAGA